GAGTTTGTATATTCCTTTAATCTCTAAAGAATAATTATAAATAAATTCGCCTATCTCCAATAAAGAAGCGTCTGGGAAATATGGTAAAAGTTGTTCTGGATCAAGGTATATCGGTTCAATATCTGGAGCAAAATAGATTGTCTCATCTTGCATTAAAAAGATCGTTGGCTTATAGTCTTCTGTGGGAGTACTAACATAAATTTGTTGATTAACATTAATCGTAGTGTTATTTTCAAGTATCCCAGTAAAAGAAATCTTATATGTGCCTGCATCGGTTGGAGTGTAGTCATAATAAAACTCATATTCGTTAAGAGCTGTAGGCTCTGTAGATACTATAGTTTCATTACTTGAGTTTGAAATAGTCATTAATACTGACGCTGGTGCTACTTCAACTTGATTCCCATCAACGTCAACGTCAATAAATTTAACTTTTAAACGAACAGTATCGTTAACTAAAATAGTTGCCATTTTTACCTCTTTAAAAATATACTTATATAGTACAGTAAATAACTACGCTGATAAGGTTATTGCCCTTGATATTGAACGCTTACTAATGTCCCAGAGTGCACTGTAATCTCACTTGCCTGAACAAGTGCTGCGCCTTCTTTTGCCAAAGCTTCTATTGTAATAACACCAGTTGGATCAACATCTATACTTATAACCCCTATAGTTGTTCCTACGGAATAATCTTCTGTTCCAGAAAAATTTACTTTAATATTATTTAAAATAATAGGATTAGATATTCCTTGAATTTTAAGAATAACCGTTCCATCATATTGAACAGCAGCTTGGTTGTAAGCAATTAGATCATTATAAATCATTCAGGATTTCCTTTTGCAGAGACTAACTATATAGTAGCGCTGTATATATCTATAATTATAATACTAATCCTGCATCTTTTTTAAGGTTTGGCATCCAGATTCGCCCATCGCCTTCTCTTGCGTGCTCTGGGGTTCCGTACAAAAATGACCCAAGATATGCTATTCTTAATCCATTTTTTACTGGGACAACTTCGTGAGTACCTATATAGTTAGTAGGATAAATAACTGCAGAACCAGCTTTTGGCTTATGCGTATATTTTGCGTGCCTAAACTTAATTTCTCCACCAGTAAAATTATAGCCATTTAATTCATCTTCAGTTTCAACACAATCATTAAGGTAAATGTTTACACTAACTTTACTGTGTTTTGGATACTCGTTTTTGGTTGGTTTACCAAATTCAAAAGGTATTGCATCATCACAATGTGGGCCCATACCCTGACCTTTAGCGTAGGTAGCTATGTGACCAGGACCCCTCCACCAGCAGACGCTGGCTGCATCAGGATAGTGTTTACAGTATTCAACAAGTATTTTATACATAAGATCTTCTAAATCTTCTATAAATTTTTCTTGTTCTTTTGTTGGGTTTCTTTCACTCATTTTAAGCAATGGATCTATAAATCTACCAGGAGCCATACTTACTTCATTTAAATCAAATTTAAATCCAGTTCTATTAATTGCGTACTTTTTTCCGTTTTCTTCAACATAGGTAAAAGTTTCTTCTTCTGCTTCTTTTAAATAATTAATATAATTAAACAAAAAAGACTGATCTATATTAATAGCATTTAACGCAACACAAAGACCAGATCCAACATCTTCAAATTGAAAGTTTTTGTTTATCATATTAATAATTAGATCTTGTTATATTGAATTGATCTGAATGTTCTTGGTAACCTTTTTTAGTTAGGTATTCTCTATAGTCAGATGTCAGGTTAGGCATATAGAGGTTGGTTGCTGTTTTTGCTTGTTCTGGATCTTTTAATGGATCAACAACAAATTCACCAACTTCTTTATTTGGAGTTCCATGACTATACCAACCAAGGTAAGAATATCTTTCTCCCTCTTCAACTGGTTTAACTTCGTGTGCTGCCATAAAATTAGATGGAAAAAATAACAAGTCACCTTTTTGTGGCTTTATATCTATGTCTAAATAATTAAAATAATGATGTCCACCAGTAAAATTTGTTCCATCTAATTCTTCTTCACTATCTACGCAAGAATTAAGATAAAAAACATTGCTAATAACATTCCTAGTTGCTAATTGATCTTTTGGTGTCCAAACATCATAAATAAAATCTGCACTTACATCAGAATGACTACCTAGATAAACATTTTTTTTATATTGGACTATATGCCCTTTTACTTTCCACCAAACGCATTTATAAGCAAGTGGGAATAGCTCAAAATACTTAAACAAGTATTTATCTTTTGCGGCTTCTATAAAATTAAATATTTCTTTTACCTTTTCATCACCATACCTATGGATAGCCGACCCTCTACCTGGCATGTTGTCTACGCTTTCTTTTTTGAAGAAATAACCACTCTTATTTATATATATTTGATCGCCAGTTTCTGGATCCGTAGCTGGCTCATACATTTCTGATCTCTCTTGATTAATTGCTTTTCTGCTGAATTCCCTAATATAGTCCCAATCTATATCTATAGCTGATTCAAAGAGTATTACTCCACCGCCAAGGTGCTTTGCGTCAACGTCATTAAAAATCATTATCTATCTCTTTCATAGTGTTTGCACTATTATACACTCTATTTGTTGCTCTTAATAAATTATCTATTTTTTCTTTTTCAGCGTTTTTATATTTTGTTCTAACAAAATTTATATAATCTTTAATTATATTAGGCATCCATATTTGCCCTTGAGAACCTACTGGAATTTCACCGTGGGTTATATTAATTCCTCTTTGTGGGTGAGCAGAGCCATGAGAAAAATAACCGATATAGGCATATCTATTTCCATCATTACAATAAGCTATTTCATGTGACCCTAAATAGTTTGACGGAAACATTAACATGTCTCCAGTTTTCGGTTTATATTTTATATTTGCGTATGGGAAAGATATCTCTCCACCAGTATATTCATATTTTCCAATAATATTTCCATCTTCAATTGAATCGTTAAGATAGATAATTACACCAACTACACTTCTTGTAGCAACTTGGAGATCTGGTTCAAAACCAGGTTGATAATTTACGTCATTATCACTATGTAAACCCATTGCGCTTCCCGACCCATATGCCAATATGTGACCCTGAGTTCTCCACCATAAACTAGTTATAATCATAGGAAAAAGAGTAGCGTAACTTAGTACACCCTCGTAAAAGCTTTTTTCACACTTATCAAAAAAGTTAATTATATCTAAACTAGTTTTTTCATCTACAAAATTCATAATATGACTTGAGCTTTTATAGATGTCCGCTATTGCATATCTGTGCCCGCTTCGATTTATTGCATAGGTTGGATTTTTTTTATCATCATAGATGATTTGGTAATCTTCTTTTAATGCTTTTTCTTTCAAAGATGCAATATAGGGGAGAACCAAATCTTGGTTTACTTCAACTGCATTCTCAAAGAGAACAACGCCAGTTCCTAAGTGTTTTGGTTCGGGTAACGTATACATGATCAAATTGCAACTGGATCAGTACCACATGGGCCTTCTGGAAGTTCATTTTGTGGAGTCTTATCAGACGCAGATTCCTCTTTAATTTCTACCGCCTCATGAGTTGTATTATACTGTGCAACGTTTCTACCCTGATAAACTGGATTCCAACCAAGTTCTACTTTGTATTTTTCTGGATCAGAAAAAATTGAATACGGCGATTTACAATATAATTCATAGTCATCATAAATATTATTAAGCCAAACCGCTGGACACCATTCAAAACTTCTATCTGGTTCACTTATAACAACTCCAGCAGGGATATCATCACCACCTTGTCCAAAGAAGGATAAGTAACTATACCTAACTCCTTTGCCCATACGCTCAACATCATGTGAGGCAACGTAGTTTGTTGGAAAAAATATAATATCACCTCTTTGTGGCATATAAGAAATTCCAAGATGAACAAAACGAAGATGACCGCCAGTAAAATTTCTACCATTTAATTGGTCTTCTGAATCCACACAGTCGTTTAAATATAGTAAAGATCCGCATGTTTGTCTTGCGGCAACCATACCCCTCGGCATGTATCTAATACCGTTGGTGACCTTATAATTAGTATCATTATCGGAGTGACACCCCAGAATTCCACCATCACCGTATCTTAAAACATGGCCTCTATTTTTCCACCAAATACTACCAATAACCAATGGATAATGATCTATATATTTTAGTAAACATTTATAATTTTGTTCTTCTAAATAAAGAAAAAATTCTTTTACACTATCTGGGGTTTCGTCAGTAACAGGATGCAGCAATCTAACTGGAGTAGCAGGTATATCCTCTAACCTATATCTAAAACCGTCTTCATTGATTCCATACTCTTTTCCGTCTTCGGCGGTAATATATGACCATCTATTTTCGTGAGCTTTTTCAGCCTTAGAATCAATATAATTGAGTATTAATTCTTGATCTATTTTGAAAGCATTTTTGAAAACTATAACACCTGGTCCAAGTATTTCTACTTCAAGGTTATTTATTTCCTCAAGAATTGTTTCGTCTATAATTGGCGTAACTGGGAATGGTGTACTGTTAATAAATTTATCTACTGATTGATTTTCCATCACTATCCCAACATCTCATCAATTGCTTCTCTAATCGTCCATCCAGCGCCCATAACCCTTGGTATTTCGTCTAGTGGCATGTCTTGCCAGTTGAATCTAGCTACCATTATCCCGTCTCTACTAACTAAAAATTTTTCATAGCCATGAGATATTCTTGCGATTGCTTGACCCGCAAGATTTTGATTCTCAATTGCCCTATCGCTTTGATCGGCTGTAAAATCTGAATAATTTCTTCTTTCATTTCCTTTTAGGGCAGTAAATAAAGGATGTTCATTTTTTCCATTTACATCTACTTTTTCAAAGAAAGGGAAAGTAACAAACGAATAATGTTCTTTAACAAAAGCAATAATTTCTTCATTTGTGCCTGGTTCCATCTTAGCAAATTGATTGTTTGGAAATGCTAATACAGAAAAACCTCTATCCTTAAACTCGTCGTGAACTTTTTGCAATTGCCATAACTGTCTACTTGTCCTTGCATAGGACCAAACTTTGGAGCAGCGTGGTTCATATCCACCAGCTTTTGTGGACACATTAACAATCAAAGTAAGTTTACCCTTAAATGTTGATAGGTAATTTTTTTGCCCATCTATTGATGTAGCTTCAATATCATAAATTGACATTTTTAAAACCTCTAATATTAACCGTCATATATTCATCCATTGTAAGAGTTCCAGTAAACTTTTCACCTTCTATAAGAACACTAATATATAATGTTGCTTTTATTGGCGTATCAACCGTAGAGGAAAAAGCAAGTGTGTTTTGCGTAAACGTACCGTTATCAAAGTCAAACGATCCATTTTCACCATTAACGGTTCCAGAAACAAATGGATTATTTGTTTTAATTAGGACATTTGCTTTTGACTCACCAAATGGTGTTTCTATAATTGCATTCCAATTACCAATTATATTTAAATTTTCAACCATAGATATAATTATATCACAGATGATTATCTAGCGTATGCTGACCAATCCTGAGTTTGTGTACTAGTAGGGTATTTTGGAGAAAAGTTTGCACTTACAACTATCCTATTTTCATTTAAATTATTATGCCTATTTGTCATGTGTGGCACAAAAGAATTAAAGATAATTAACAAGCCTTCTTCTACTGGTATAGAAATAAGTGTTTCAATTGTATTGCATGCGGTTATATTAAACTGGAGGTCAGCACTGCCTTCTGGTGCATTGGGGTAGTATGCTATTGAATAGTATTCAGTGGGGTGAAGATGTTTATTAGATTTATGGGAATGATACCCAACAGATTGACCATTTGCCAAAGTTAAAGTCCAAATATCATTTAATAGCATTTCTTTGCCAAGAGCTGCACTAACTTCGTTTACTAGTGCGGTTGCTAATTTTTCCGATTCTATCGCACCAAATGGATATGTTTGATCTTCAAAATAAGAATGATTTTTATTATCAAGAAATGAATCATCTATTTTTTTTGAATGAGTTTTTATTTCTTCATAAATTTTTTTATTATCAATATAATTTAACTTTTTTTTATAAATGCCAATATTTAAAAGGGATTGAAATTCAAAATCATTCATAATAGAATTCACCAGTTTGCAATGCTGAAGGCGGGTTGTCCTTGTGCCAAACGTTAATAATCATAACTCTTCTAATCCCAGAAATTGGCGGAGTGGTGTTATGCACTACGTGTCCTGCATCAAAAATTATCAATCTATTTGGTTTACAAGCAATTCTTTCGCGTTCTTCAGGCGCAGAAATATTATGTTTAATATTCTCTGCCTCTAAAGCGTTCTTGGTGTTTTCTTTTATTGCATTGGGGTGTAGTTCCAAAAATCCACCGACTACATCATTTGTATGAGGATAATATACACAGCCTATTACTGGGCCACGAAAGATTTTTTCTTTTGCATATAAGAAAGTATCCTCATCAACATGAGTATCTAAATACTGACCTGGATTAAATGTTCTAGTCCAATATTCAAAACCGCAAATATCTTGTTTATCAAAAGGAAGATTATCTTCCCAAATAGATTTAATTATCTTTTTAGCGAGTGTATTTGCTTCTGAATTCCACCAGCCATTCCAAAACATATATGGAGCAAAGCATGTTGCTTGCTCGTAATGATACGAGTTTAATTCAGTGGCAATTCTTGCCTCTGAACCCATTGATTCGGGAAACAAATTTTTAGATACTTCAATTTGTTTTAATAGTTCAGGATCTTTTATGTAGTTATCTACTACTAGCATGATAGTATTGTACTATATTTTTACGACAATTGTTGTTCCCAAACTAGTGTAATCATGAGATATGCATACGCCTTCAAGCGTCTTAAGATGTTGGCTTATTTCAAAGTAAGGAGAATATTCTGCGTCAGTTTCATACAAGTTGCCATTATCGTTAGCCCAAGTAACTAACATTACCCCATTTTCATCTAGCATGTTGTAGTATGACAGAACTAGCGCTGGGTCGTGTACTATGTCATATGAGTTTACTGATATAAAATCAAACGGACCAGCTTCTGAGGCTTCAGCCTGTTGCCTAGATATAACTTCATAGTTCCAGTCTTCAATTTCTTCCTCAGTTAATATAACTTGCTCAAGAAGGTTTAATTGAAAATTATTTACTAAAGTAAGTTGCGATCTACTTGCAACCGTTTCAGCAAAAGCTATACTTATAACTGGAGATGTTAACAAAGACTTAAGTGGGTTTTTAACCATAAAGATATTTTCTTGTGGGTTATCTCCATATCTAAAACCCTCCGTGCTTCTATGTACAGAATCTTCTCTGCTGAAAATATCAAAATACCATATAAAGACATCTCCACCTACCGCTATTTTTCTTTTATCCAAAGGAAGAGCATCTAGATATTCTCTGACTTTAGTATATGCGTCAATCTCACGTTGATTAGCTACCGAATTAGACTTATATGGTTTAAGTAAATCATTAACTCTAGAAAAGAAAATTTTTTCACTACTCATTAGATAGCTCCTAAAGCTAGTTGGCGCATCCACCAAAATCTTCTAATAGTAGATATGGTTAATGTTCTTTGGCTTCTTAAGATTGCAATTGCTGGTTCATCTTTATATAGATCTTGATCACCAACACTGTCGTCTCTATCTCTAACATGAACTCTATGAGCTTTAACTTCATGGGTAATTAAGTTAAAATCTCTTGCCTTGGCGATGATTTCGTCAATAGATAAAATATTCATGTCTTCTGCGGTCAAACCTATTATATTTAAATAATAAGCCAATACCGACTCTATATAATTAAGATCTTGTTGCGCATTGTATGCCATTGTTATTCTTCTTCATCCTCGTCAATAGAAAATCCTTTAAAAGATCTTTCTTTTTTTATTTTATTTACAGTAAGGATGTTGCATTCAAATTCAACCCCACTTGGAAATACATGTTTTTTAGATACACTGGAAAAACGTGGTACGGCGTTGTCATCTATCTCCGAATCAATACTATGAGGCTTTACCGAGCTCATCTTGTATTACCTTAATAAATTTAAAGAAGTTATTTGGTTAAATAAAGATTGAAAAGTTGCCATAGTTGGTTCGCCTAATGGAAGGAGAACTGCAGAACTTGCAATTAGTTCATCTAGAGTTGTTGCTTCAAGCGCCTCATCTGGATCAATTGCACAGAGTGTTGCAAGCATATAAATAGAGCTCTCTAAATATTTTTCTGCTTTTGCTTTAATTTCATTTTTTTCTGAAACAGTTAAAGACATTTTTTCTCCTAAATTACAATTCTGCTATTTTACTATTTATGATATTAAGACGAGAAATTATCATATCTATATGTTGTTTTATTTTAAAATCTGGACTAGCAATTTCCTCTTCAGACATAGACTCTTCATCAAATTGAAAAGTTGTTAAATCAAAAGTATCTGGATCAAGACCTAATCTAATTATAGTTTTATACAAATCTCTTTCAAATTCAACCTTAGCTGCATTTAAAGCAATTTCTTTTTCTTCTCTTGATACTGATAAATATGCCATTTTTCCTCTTTTTATCTATTAAGACAATTGTACTATTTTTGCATTAACTGTTTCAAGTCGTGCTATAGCTACTGTGAGAGCATTCTTTGTATGATACTCAGGATCTTCGTCTGGTTTAGATGAAGAAGCATTAAAGCTCCAACCACTTAATGCATAGGTATCTGGATCATGACCCAGCTTAGATAGATGTTTATACAACTCTTCTTCAATTTCTTTTTTAACAAGTTGTAAAACTTTTATTTTTTCATTTTTATCAATTATTGAAAAGTTTGCCATTGCGCCTCACTTTAACATTTTCTATATATAAATAGTAACTATACTGCTGGGTTATTTAACTTTAAAAGACCCGCATTTGCAGGGCCTATTCTTTCGCCTTTTTCGTTTAAACCAGTTTTAATACCCTTCATCCAAGTCCACGGTTCTTCTTTATTTTTTTTCATTTTAGCGTCTCCATAAGCTTGGCGAGCTTGCATTACATCAGGTTTATCCCAAAGATTATTTACCTCAAATTGAACCGACTCAAGGAGATCACTTTTAAATATGTTAAAAAACATAAACGGAGTTCCAGCTGGAAAAGTTATTGGCTCACCAACTTTAGTGATTATCCAATTCATTTGAAATTCATCTGGCCACCAACTAGAGGGTATTACAGCTGAGAGTGGAGAAGCTCCATCTATAAAATAATTTGGAGAACCACCAATCCAAGTCTCGTAACCGTCTTCAGTGCCAAATGCCCAACCAACAGAGAACGAAACCATTCCTATTATTCCACCATAAACTAAAGTTCTATCCATATAAGTTTCGCCACTTAATATTTTTACATTAGTATTTCCACCATCCCATTGAACAACTACATCATGCGGAAGTATAACCTCCCAACCATGAACATTTGCAGTTGTCACAGGAAGACACTGGTATGCGTGTTTCTTATAGGTGTTGTCCATCCATTCTCTTTTTAGTCTTGATTGGACAATTTGTGGAGGATTTTGATGAGTCCTAGTTAGGGTTACTTTAGTCATAAATTAGTTTTGTTCATCCAACAACACTTCTATTGCTGCCTTAATGTTAACTAAAGCTTGATTAGAATCAGTTTTTCTTACACCCGCATTATATGCTAAATCTAAAAGATCTGAGTTACAGAAACGAAACATTTTTGTACCGTCTTTACTTACTATAAATTTTTCAAAATTACCTTGAATTGGATCTCTATTTTCTTGAACCATTTTATAGAATGGATGCTGTTCTATTCCAGCTTTTGGTTCAGGAATAATTCCTGTTAATTCACTAAACGGCAAATCTGTTTTATAAAGATCCTTCATGTGATTATACATATGTTCTGGACTTGCATTTGAATCCTTAAATGGACCGTAAGCGTCATCACAAAAATCAGTACTTGGCACTGCTACTACTTCAAATCCAAGATCTTTATACTCATCGTATAATTTTTGAATTGGCACATATTGTGCGGAATTAGCGCATTCTCCAGTTACATTAACTATCATTGTAACTTTGCCTTTATTTTTTGCCAAAATATTTTCTTGTCCATCTAAAGACGTTAGAGGAATGTCGTATACAGATTTTTCTAATTTTTCTAAACGTGGTATCTCATTTTTATCAAACACTTTATCTCCTATTCGGGCTGTGGATAAGCCAATGGCTGATTTGACCCCTTTGATATTCCCTTGGTTAAATCTACCTTACCACCATCTGATCCATAACCAAGTCCATATCTATGGTTGTTGTCATTATAATCAAACATAGTAACTGCTGAATATTTTGTGCCACTTGTTACTTTTAATGAAGCGTGTGCATAAATGAACGTTGAAGGAAACAACACAACATCTCCAGCTTGTGGTTTGAAACTTATATTCAAATATGGAAACCACAATTCCCCACCTTCATAATCGTCATTTAAATACGCTACAGATGAGACTGTGCATGTATAGGAGAAACCATGGTCTGCGTGCACGGAGAAGTGTTGACCAGGATTATATCTAACAAAATTAATAGCTTCCATATAATCCATCTTAAAATTATACAAAGACTCATAGTGCTCTAAACAGGCTTTGATTCCCTTTTCAACATCCTCGTAACAGTTTTTTATTTCTTCAAATTCTGGGGTTAGCATTGGCCAATGTGCTGGACTCATTTTTAAGTCAACACAATCTCGATATTCTGGTTTCTTTTCGCTGTATCCGACCATAGCCTCTGACCACTTAAATAAGTCATGAGTGCTATTTCCGATAGTAGCCTCTAATCTTTCTGGGATATTTAGCTCTCTTGGAATAGCATTCCTGTAAAGAAATATGCCAAACTTTCTATTATCTTCTACGTTACTGCATGATCCGACATGAAAAAATTCCATTTGCGTTTTCCTTCAATCAATAAATTGTTTAGTGATATACTATATCATATAAGCAAAGCTCAAGGAGTGCAACATGGATTTTCAATCATCTGAGAAATCTTTAATAGAACCAGGCTATTTTGGATCTTCTAAAGAAAATATCCTTATATTAGAAAATTTTATTGAGCTTGATGATTTAAAAAAAATACAAAAATTTCTTCCAACAATAAATGAATGGATGGATGCTGGAGAAAATCAATACTCAGAAGATGGAACCTGCACATATGATGCTTCATACTGGCAAAATAGACAATGTAGTTGCGATATTCTTAAGAGAATTAATTTAGAAATATATGAATTAATAGATAAATATATTTTAAAAATGAAATCTTGTTTAGAAGATAAATTTAAAGTTAAACTTCACCCAAGACCTCCAGTCATCATAAGATGGTTTCCAGGCCTAGAGCAGAGACCGCATGCTGATAAACAGTTGAACGACGGTTCACCTAATCCATTCCCTACATATGATTTAAATTCATTAATCTATTATAATGATGATTTTACTGGTGGAGAATTATATTATCCACAGCATGGTTTAGAAGTAAAACCAAAACCAGGATTGGCAGTTGCTCATCCTGGTGATATAAATTATCTACATGGTGTTAGAATGGTTACTGCTGGCGAGAGATTTACTACACCATCTTTTTATACTATAACAGAATTGTTATAATTAGTTAAAAGAAATTCCTTCACCATCAAATAAATCATTATCATTATTATAAACTTTAGGAACACCTGATTTTGTTGGTTCTATTTTTGGGTGAAATCTAGAACTATAGTCCCACCAAGTTAATACCGAATATCTTATTCCAGATTTTACTGGATTAACTTTATGGGCATGTAAAAAACCAGATGGAAAAACTACAACATCTCCCGCTTCAGGAGTGATTTCTAAATCTAATAAAGGAAAACCTAATTCTCCACCTTCATAATCATCATTAAAATAAATCAAGGCAGAAACAGTACATGATTCATTTGAACCATCATCTACATGACTGACAAAGTGGTGCCCTTGACCATATTTGATAAAAGTTAATCCTGATCTCCAGCCAAGTTTAAGATTAAATATTTTTTTATAGTGTTCAATAATATTATCAAATGTTTGTTCAATTTCTTCATAACATGATTTTATTATTTCAAACTCTGGAGTTAAAAATTTCCAATAATCCGAATGTATTTTAAAATCAAAACATGTTCTATAATCTGAAAGATCTTTTCCATTTACATGCGTAGAGTCTGTCCATTTAAATAATTCATCAGAACTATTGCCTAATGCTGACTCTAACTTTTCTATTAGTTCAAGACTATTTGGAAAAGCTTTTTTATATATATAAACACCTAGAGCGGGGTTTTCTATTTTAATATTGTTTTTTTCCATGTTTCTGCGTAAAGCTTTCTTGTCTTTTTAGAATAAATTTAATTGATACATAATTAGTATACAACATTGGAGTTATTGGCACCCAATAAATAGCAAACCACTTCCAAATTTCAGATGAATAAAATCTCCATTGAAGTATTGAATAAATAACAAAAATAGGAAAAGGTATAATATAACTCATTATTGCCCATGGCCTTAACCACTCTAAGTTATAATATGCTTTTAAAGTATTATATATCATATAAGGAACACATAAGCTAACCGTAAACAACATTAAGATTAGCATCTGTGCTGGTTTGTTTTTATTAAAATCAACACCAAGAGCTAATATACTAAAAAAAATTACTCCATAATGATGGTAGGCGATGTCTTTTCTAAGATAGTATTTTTTGGCTTTAATTAAACTTAGTGTTTCTATTGCTAAAAGATTCATCGTTAATGACTTCATTGCTATGTTGGGATAATTACCGTGCCTGATATCAGTTATATAATAGTAAATTAAACCTATTACCGCAATAGCACACTGGATAGTTTTAACTAAATTAGAGGTTGCGCTAGTTTCTCCAAAATGTTTTTTACCATCTGGCCTAAGTATTGATCTAAATTTTTCACTATTATATAAGTAATTTCCAACAATAAAACTAAGTATAAGAAAAAATATTGGAATAATATTTTCTGATGTAAAAGGATTTACAAACATCTATAACTCTCCACGATAGCCATTAATCTACCTTCATCACTACCATCTTACCATACCGCAGGTTAAGATTACTTAAACGCTGGTGGGAAGAATGGAGGGAAGAACGGAGGAAAGAATGGTGGGAAGAACGGAGGAAAGAATGGAGGGAAAAATGGTGGGAAATAAGGAGGGAAGAACGGTGGGAAGAATGGTGGGAAGAATGGAGGAAAATAAGGTGGGAAATAAGGTGGGAAATAAGGTGGAAAGTAAGGTGGGAAGAACGGAGCGTTTCTAGTGTAATTTATGGTGCTTCCCAGTGGGGCAATAGAAGTATCTGTTAGTGCTGTTTTAACCGTGTTTAATTCAGCTGAAACAGCTGTAGCAACATCCGTTACGGTGCCGACAACAAAGCCAGCAGACGTGATAGTAGTATTAGCGGTAGAGTCAGCTGTTCCGAGCGGCTATTGTGGGTTTAGCTTTTTTTCTTTTACTCTTTGTGCCTTCACCGTTATTAGTTGCCATATTATGCGCTCAAGTCTCCTAGGGCTACCCATGTGTTTGCAGCTCTCTTAATAAGTGTAGCAGATGACCATTGTGTACGCAACTTAAGCCCTGGAGTTGCGTTTACCGTAACACCTGAAGCTCCAGCTATTGTAACTTGTCCAGCTCCAGTTTGTAAAATTGTTAAAGTAGCGCCAGTAGCCATATTTACAGTATTGTCTGCTGGAATTGTAAGAGTAGTTGCTCCAGCGTTTGAAATTTCAACCATCTTATTTTTATCAGTTAACACTAAGGTGTAGCTAGCTGCTTGTTGATTTAATGTTGTATCAGCTATTTTATTCTGATCAATTGCTGCGCTAGTTGATATATCTGCATTAACGACAGATCCCGTTAGGCTTAGTTTGGAGTAAGCTATGGCTGCTGTAGTTGCAATGTCCGCATTAACAACTGAATTACTCAGTGCTAGTTTAGAGTAAGCTATAGCTGCTGCCGAGTTAATATCAGCATTAACAACTGAGTTTGCGGCGATTGCTGTTACACCACTAGAATCTATAGTTACATCACCTGTTTCTGCAACTGATGCAAGTACGCCAGAAGCATTATAAACTAAAATATTACCAGCTGTACCAGTCGCAAGTTTTGAAAGAGCAATATTAGCGGAAGCGTTAATGTCAGCGTCAATAATCGTTGCGTTAGCAATCATCGTTGATGTGACTGTTCCAGTGTCTCCAGTTGTAACAACAGTTCCTGTGACTGCAGGAAGAGTAATTGTTCCAGAAGCTGTTGCGTTAGCTTGTAGAACTGTTGTTCCAGAAGTTGAACCACTAAACGATGCTCCACCCGAAGATATCACAGGCGTTGTTAAGGCAGGGCTTGTACCAAATGATGTTAGAGAAGAACCAGTAATCCCAGAGCCAAGTGTAGTCCCAGAAAGAACTGTTGTATTATTAATCTTATAAACTTTACCAGATACTAAATCTAAGTGTTCAGATGAAGTCCATGAAGCAGATGCGTCATACCAATAGAATGTTTTATCTGTTGCGCCATGAAGAAGAATTCCTCCACCATCCGCAGTAGTATTTGTTTGAACTTCCAAGTTAGCCATTTGAATATTTTTGTCTGCAACAACAAGTGTATTGGCATTAATTATGGTATTAGCACCATTAACAGTTAAGCTTCCTCCAACTGTTACGTTTCCATTTAATGCTGTATTTCCAGAAGTACTTCCTATGTTTAGAGTTGTAGCCGAACCAGCAAAGTTCAACGTAGTAACGTTAGTGTTAACTAAATTAAAAGATGCGCTTGATGTTGTTATTGAAGTATTAATATTAGGACTTGTATTAAATACAACAAGTCCAGATCCAGTTTCATCAGTTAAAGATGATGCTAGATTAGCCGAAGATGGAGTTGCTAAGAAGGTCGCTACGCCAGTTCCAAGTCCAGATACACCAGTGGAGATTGGAAGACCCGTGGCACTGGATAAGACGGCATAGGATGGAGTTCCAATATTTGGAGTAACTAATACTGGAGAATTAGAAAATACTAAGTTTCCAGTTCCAGTTTCATCTGAAACAGATGTGGCTATTTGAGCTGAAGTAATACTTCCAGATGCTGTTCCATATAGGGTTCCAGTAGTTGGAAGGGTTACTGTTGTATTTGCAGTTGTTGTAATTGTTGTATTAAATGCTCCAGATGTAATTAATGAACTACCATTTGCTAAAGTCAAAGTAGCAGATGTTGCTGGAGCTGTAATTGTAACCTTATTAACACTTGTAGCTGTTGCTACACCTATGTTTGGAGTAGTAAATGTTTTATTAGCTAATGTTTGAGCTGTTGTTAAGTCTGCAGTTACCGCGGTATTAATTGCTATAGACGGTGTTGATCCTTCACCAGGAGTGTGGGTAACCGTAATTCCAGTTCCACCAGATACATCTGAAACATAGTTACCTGTTGTATCAGTACCAAGGGCAACAGAATTTGTAGCAATTGTAGCTGTTAATGTTGCGTTACCTAAATTTGTTAAAGTTACGTTTCCTGTTAAATCTCCACCTAAAGTAATTACTGGAGAAAATGAACCCCACTCAAGCCCAGTTGCAGTAGAAGAATTTGCCTTTAAGACCTGACCGTTGCTGCCAACTCCAATTCTTGCTGGAGTATCATCTGCTGTTCCAACAATAAGATCTCCTTTGGTATCTACTAAAGACTTTAAAATTGCATTGTTGCCTGCATCGGATACGGCTTGAGTTGCTGCGTTTTGGACAAAGTTTGTTGTAGCTATCTGAGTATTACTTGTTCCGTTAGCTGCTGTTGGAGCGGTAGGGACTCCAGTTAAAGCTGGATTTGCTAGTGTAGCGTATCCAGAAAATGAAACTGATGAAGTTTCAGTTCCCGTTATTCTTCCATATGAATCAACACTAACAGAACTCACAAAAGATGTAGTATTTGAACCAGCTGTATTAGTCTGAGCTACAGTCGCTAAATCAATACTATTTGCATTAACAACAATTCTATTTGAAGATGCGGTCACTACGTCAACCACATTACCAGTGGCCAACAAACCAGCTCCAGCTGTAAATGTTGCAGTACCAGTAAATTGTGTATATGTTAAATCATCAGTACCAAGAACTATTACTCCACCAGTACCTGTTCCAACCGAAGTCAACGTAAATGCTTGACCACCGTTATTTGAACCACCAACAACATATACTGCATCTCCAGCTTTTACTTGACCAGCAACACTATTATTGGTGTCTGAACGGCGCGTTAACACAAAAGGTGCAGATCCATCAACGCCTTGTGCTGTTATATAATAAATTCCATTTTGTTTTGCGTCAGCTTGGTTTTTAACCAGAACAGATTTACCAGTTGTTTGAGGTGAACCATCTACAGTAAGTCTGCCGTTAGCATCTCCTGTTAAAGTTGCGCCAACTCCATCGGTTCCATTAGCGTATGTGCATGCTGGAAGAGCCGCTGCAGTTGCATATTCTACTGCTGCGTGCCAATTCATTCCACTAGCGACTGTATCTACATAGGCTCTTGTGGCCAAGTCTGTAGAACTACTGCCCGCATTGGATGCAACAACAGAGGTGACATTTAGTGTTCCAGATGAAGTTATATTACCTACTACTGTGCCAGATGAATCTTTTAATTGTATTAAAGGCGCTGATGCATTTGCTGCTGCTTTAATGACAAAAGCTTCATCATAAACTGTAATTTCAGGGGCGGTTTCAATTCTTAAACGGGCCATATCTCTCCTAGTGTGAGACTTTAAACAACTAGGAATATAGTAATAGGCAAACTATAAAATTATTGGGTTATTCTCTTTAAATACTCAAGCATCTTGCCAGTATACTTTATACGGCCAAAGTGTGTTAAATTAATAGTTGGATCAACCCAAATTTTACCAGCCATCTTCTGCCAATATCTACAGAAACCATAATCTTCAGATAAAAATCTTCCATCATCGTCTACATATGAGTTAAACAACGCATATGAATTGTCTCTTTCTGCCCCAGAAAGAGCGCCCGTGTCATCATTATATTTTAGTTTTTTATATTTCTTAAACATTTTATCAAAAACTTGACGTTTTATTAACATAAAACCAGTTCCAGCTTCATAACATTCAATCGCACCATTATCAATATTTAATTGATTTTCTCCTGGTTTAGTCATATGAACAACATATCTAGTGGAATATTCCATTAAATCATTAGCTGGAAGGTCTGCTTGTGCGCCTTCTTTTACTCTATCCCAGCTAATTTCTTTAATTGGGTAAGATGCCGTCATTACGTCTTTGTCGTGCCATAGCATTTTTAAAATTGCTTCTTTATCAAACTGTAAGTCAACATCAATAAATACCAAATGAGTATACTCTGGATTTCCCATAAACTTAGCAACGAGATTGTTTCTTGCGCGATTAATTAACGAATCAGATATTGTACATACCGAATACTTTAAACCAATTTCTTTAAAATAAAGAGCTGTTTGTAAAAAGCTCATCATAAATGGTTCAGTTACATGAGAATCGTAACATGGAAGGGCAAAGAAAATGTGCCAGCTTTCAAGTTGTTCTTTAGAAATCGTAATATTAATTGGTTGTTCTTCTACGGGCATCTTTAAATGTTAGTATATTTATTGTTAGTTGTCAAGTTATCAATTGCAAGAAGTATTATGCTGCTTCGTAGCTTCCTGTAATTGTGATGTTGTCTTCACTGCCCCAAATAAATGGGCCACCATTGCCAACAGATGCCCATGTTGTAACTGCTGCACTGGTGCCAGGAATGATTACTGCAAAACTTGATGTTGAGCCTGTGTAGTTACCATTGCCAATTCCGCCATACCATGCGTTTGCATTATCAAGAATTGCCGCTGAGAATGTAAAGTTGGCATCATACGCAGTTACTGGCAGGCTGAAATTCCAGTGACCAGTACCTGCAGCTGTTGTTGAACCAAAGACGAACTTTAATTTAAAGAATACTGTTTTACCTACTTGCTTATAGCGACCAGTAAGCGTTCCATTGTTTAATGCAAAACCTCCGCCATCAGCAGTAATCGTTGGAGTGTATGATGTCCATGCGGTGGATTCTATTGAGACAGTAGCGGTAGAACCTTCACCTGGAGTATGTGAAATGGCAATCCCAGTCCCTGCTGATATATCTGACATATAATTGCCAGTTGTGTCCGTACCAAGGGCAACTGAGTTTGCCACAATTGTTGCATTTAGCGTTGTATTACCTAAGTTTGTTAAAGTTGCAGATCCGCTAAGATCTCCCGAAAGGGTTATGACTGGTGAAGTATTTGAGTTTGCTTTGTTATTTAACTGGGTTTGAATAGCAGAGGTTACGCCGTCAAGATAACCTATTTCTGTGTCTGAAATATTAGCAACACGTGCCTGTATTACGGAAGTGTCAACAGTAATTGTGGGAGTTGCGCCCTCACCAGAATTATTAGAAAGAGTTATTCCAGTTCCAGCAACAAGTGACTGCACATAATTTCCAACAGTGTCTGTGCCTAAGTTAATTTGATCGTTAACCCACAGTGTACCGTTGTATTTAAGGAAATCACCAGAAGTTTTATCAACAATAGAAACGTCGTGTAATTCATCTAATTCATAACCATTTTGAGTAGCTACATAAATAATACCGTTATTTGTTGCACGGACAACAACACCAATAAACACCAAATGATCTGGGGCAGTAGGTTTTGTTGTTGTAAACGCTCCATTTTCTCCCAACCACAAAACATCACCAGCAGTATAACCGGCACTTAAATCAATTCCATCAACATATCCACGAGTAATAATTGGACCATTTTCTGAAGCTGCAATATTTGCACCAACGACACCAATTGTTTTGGATGAAGTTGTGTCTGATGCGTTATCTGCTCGTTTTACTGTTGCATGGTCTCCCGTTGCAGAATATAAATATACGCAAGTACCAGTTGTAATGGTGTTTGCTTCTGCATTTCTAACATAAGAAACAAGTGGTATGTGACCATTCACCCAATTTGTTCCATCGTATGAAAGACCTTGGAACTCTTCAACTGAGGTAATAACTACACCTGGGATATCATCAAGCGAACTTATTCCCGCGCCTCCTGGGGCTGTAGAGTTTACCCAATTTGTTCCATTCCAGCTTAAAAACTGACCATTTGATGCAGATGTTACCGTAACATCATCCAGCATATCTAGCGTTATTTCATCGTTAAAGTCTTTGGCTCCACCCAACCCTGTGTATATGCCAATTTTTCTAGAGTCTGCGGTTGGCGGAGAAGAAAATATAACTTTAGCCGTATTAAGAGTTGTTGCTTCCCATCTTACTGAAATGAAATCATATGGACTTGCTACTGATCTACAAGTAACTCCTATATCTCTAGTGTTTAAATTATGGGTAATTGTAAATTCATTATTGGTTCCATCTCCAATAGTTTCAGTATATGAATTATCTAAATCTAAAAGATAAACAGAAGCCAACAATGATGTAGCGTCTGGCGCGGTTGAAAAATCAAGAGTTACTGAATTTAAACTTGTTGCATAACTTAACACTTCAACTACTTCAAATGGAGAATCAACACTTCTTACAACTGGGACTACATTTCTAGATCCCAAATTATGATTTAATACTATTGTAGAGTTTGATCCATCACCTATTACGGTAGAATAAAAATCTTTTGTTCCTGGACCCTTAACTGCTACTCGTTTAGAATTAGCATTTGGTATTGATTCAAAATCAATTGTAACAGTATTTATAGTTGTAGCTTCCCAACGTACATCTACAACATCATATGGATTTACACTTTCTCTAACTATTACATTTATATCTTTAGTCCCAAGATTATGAGTAACAACAAATAGTGCGTGAGTGCCATCTCCTATAGTTTCCTCATAGGAAACACCTTGAGCTCCTGTTTCATCAGATGCTGGAACAAATTTAGTTCCATTAAATTTAAGAACTTGATTTAATGAAGCGCCTGTTGGGTCTATTTCTATAGAATCTACAGTCAGTGTAGTGGTTTGTATATTACCTACATTGACTGTAGAAGGGAGAGAAAGAGTGTAAGCCCCTGTTGTAACATTTGCAGTTACGGTTACTTGATTAGCGGTTCCTGAGATAGAAGATATTAGTGCGGCACCGTATTATTGAATTTGATGCATTTTTGTAAAAAAGTTTACCGTCAGCGTAGTTAATGGCAATTTCGCCGTCAGCCAGAGTTGAAGGAGCCTGTGAGGGCGTTGCTGATTTTTTAAGGGTGATTGTATTGGCCATTTTAATCCTTTAAAATATATAAATATAGTAATATATAATTTATCTTTAAACCCCTATTTAAAGTCTATGTTATCTGAATAATTTTGATTTGGAATTAATTTTTGTCCATCAAATTCGTACCATTTTACTACAGCATATCGGATTCCTCTAATAACTGGATGGACCTGATGCATGTATGGAAATGCAGAACTGAACACAATTACGTCTCCAGCCTCGGGCTTTATCTTAAGATTAAATTCTTTAAATTCTAATTCCCCACCATCAAAATTATCATTTAAAAACATTGATACCGATACCACCCTAGGATAAGTTCTTGCCGCGTCATAGTGGTTATGAAACATATTACCAGGTTCATATCTTAAAAGAACCGTATGATGAGATATTAAAGGGGTTATACTGTAGCGTGTTCTAAAATCTTCAATAATATTATTTATTCCTAATTCTAAAGATTTTTTAGCCCTAACAATTGGATCTTGTGGATGACAATCGTTTTGTCTATAATCTAAAAAATAATTATAGCAATTTCTAGCGTCGTGTTGCACTGTGGGTTTTCCGTCTATCAAAACTTCGGCTGGTTTCCACTGTTTAAACATAGCATTGTGTATCAAACCTTTGATTATACGAGCAGAGTCTTTATTAGTTTTGTACAGCATTATACCTGGTGCTAATTCTTGTTTAAATTGTACTTTAATTTCTGATAATTCTGTTTCTTGATCGTGTGCGTATCCAACAATTTCATTATATAAATTTAATGTTCTGCCATAATCGTGACACGAACATATTGGTTGTTCAACTGGACTATCTGGTAGTGCAAAAAATCTATTACGATTAAAGAATCTTACATCACCATCAACTCCATATTTATGAAAGGCTCCAGGCTCTTTTTGAATCCAATGATCAGGTTGGGTGAAGTGCAAAAATAAAACTGTTGTATATTTTTTAGGATCTGTAGTTGGATATGGTGGTCTTGAGTGTATGTGTTGTTGACCGCAAAAAATAATCGCATCGTTTGGATTTTGATCAAAATATTGTTCCTCAACTATCAAACCCCAATTAGCAGTATTTTCTATTGTTATATCAATTGTTGTTTGTGTGCCGATTTTGATCAGTGTGTTCCCAAAGGTGCGGAACGCATCCATCTTTAAATTGATAACGAACCGCATAAAAATAAGCTTTTTGCAAGGTATTATCTTTAAATATTTCTCTAGCTTTAATTAAACAATATTGTTCTATATCTTCATCAAAAGATATTGATGCTTCCCATCTTGCAAGCATTGTATGAAATTGTAAAGCGTCTGTTCCCATACCAGTGTTACTAACAGCTTGTTTTATACGCTGCAACATCTCATTGGTAAAAAAATTCTTAATAACTTTTGGCTCAGATAAAACATCTGGCAATTCAAACATTAACTCTTTGGTTATCACTACCATTTACCTAGTGGGCATGATGCAAATTTTAACTTTACTTTTAATTTCATAAAACAACCACATTCTTTACATTGATGAGTTACGGGAAGCAGTCTGTCGCAATCCAAACAAATATCATATCTAGATTGAGCTTCATCATCAGGTACGTGTGGAGCATGGGGGTTTATCGCATCCCAAGGACGTGTTTGGCCTAATTTCTTTTTATACTCTTGCCAAGCAGTAAGCGGTTTATCCATATAGAGATATATTATATATTATTTTTTTCGCTATATGCGTTGTTAACGAACTTATTTGCAAAATTTGCGCCTGCTGCATTATACTTTGTGCCACTTAAGCTTTCGCTATAAGTAAACTCAGTGCCGTTTTCTTGTTCATATCTTGATTTAATATAGTTAGCTACCATTGTCCCAATACCCTGTCGTTGATAATCAGGATGTGCATTCCATACAAATGGTTTTTGTAAGTTATTGTCGTTAACGTCAATATAGCAGCCATGAACAAAAAGAAGCTGTCCATCTTCTCCTCGATATAGAGTAAATCTTACATCAACACTATCATTATGACCAAATATTCCTGGAAATCTTGCTGGTAATGTTTGCTCACTAAATCCAGGTTCGCCAAACTCACCAAACTTTTGCTCAAAAAAAGCCCATTCTTGAAAAAAATTTTCTTCAGTTTGCTCATAGCTTGGAGTTACATTTTCCCAAGATGAATTTTGATTACTCATGATTAAAACTTTTACTCCTCTTTTAGTTTATTATAGCATAGAAAAACTCTATAGGCATCCTGTTTCGCCTTTAACTGTAATACATCCTGAGCCAGCACCACCGCCGCAGGCATCACAAGCTCCAGCTGGCGAAACTGGTGGTGTAACAGGAGATACAGGCGACACAGGAGATACTGGTGATACTGGAGGCACTACGGGTGCAGGCGCAGTATACCCGCAAACACCATCTCTATATGCTCCGTTATAACCACCTTCTGCTGGACATGCTCCAGCACCGCATCCGCATGTATAGTATTCATAGCTCATTGTTCCATCACAAGTCCAACCATAACCAGCTGGATCTAGATAGGAATATTGACCATACTGTCTTACGCCAACAGAAGTAATATTACTAGCGTCACACCCTGAAATACACGAGCAGAATGATGGTGGAAAATAAGGTGGGAAATATGGTGGGAAGAACGGACTATATATTGTGTAGTTTATTGTTGTACCCAACAAAGTTATACTAGTATCAGTAAGTGATGTTGTTAATTTATCTTCTAAAGTTGGATCATCAGTACTTGTTGTTGATACAGTTCCCACCGCAAATCCAGCATTGGTTATAGTTGTATTTGCGTTTGATTTTGTTGTACCGAGAAGATATTGCTGGTTTATTGTTTTTTCTGGCCCCGACCCGCACTGCCTGCTGGAATTGTCATAAAATTAAACCTACTGCTTTAGATCGCCAACTGCCACCCAGGTAGTTGAATTTAATCTTATAAGTGTAGCAGATGACCATTGCGCACGCAAACGATACCCTGGAGTGCCATTTACTGTTATTCCAGATCCAGCTATTGTAACCTCTCCAGTTCCAGCTCTTAAAAGATCTATTCTATCTCCATCATTAAATGTAGCAGAAGTAGAAATAGTTATGGTCATATCCGAGGAGCTGTTTGCTACTATTAATTTAGCAAGGTCTGTAGAGACCAAAGTATTGCTTGAGGTAACTGTTCTTAAAGTTGAATTAAATCCTGCTCTTGCGGCACCTGACTGTAGGTCAGTTGTAGTAATATTATTTGATAAATTTAATTTAGAATAATCTATTGCAGCTGCTGAATTAATATCTGCATTTACTAAAGAATTGCTTAGTGAAAGTTTTGAATAAGCAATTGCTGCAGTAGTACTAATATCTGCATTAACTATAGAGTTAGACAAACTCAGTTTAGAATAAGCTATGGCAGCAGATGAATTAATGTCTGCATTAACGATAGTATTTGAAGCTATTTGTGCGTTGCCAGTATTCGTAATTGTTATATCACCAGAAACTGTAGTATAAGTTGGAACCCCTGAAGCATTAGCTAATACTATTTGAGCCGAAGTACCAGATGCCAACTTAGAAAGGTCTATAGCTGCTGCGGAATTAATGTCTGCATTAACTATAGTGTTTGAGGCTATTTGAACATTGCCAGTGTTAGAAATGGTTACATCACCAGAAATAGCTGTCTGTGTTGCTATCCCTCCAGAATTACCAACATAAATATATCCAGAAGTTAATGATGTATTAATAGCGTCTGTTATTCCATAACCCGATAGTGTTGTTGGATTAGTTCCTGCGGTAACTCTACCATAAGTATCTACCGTAACTGACTTATATGTATTAGCTGATACACCAGTTGTAGCAAGATCTATCGTGTCTGAGTTAATAACAATTCTTGAAGTTGATGCGGTTCCTACGTCTAATTGATTACCAGTAATGCTTAGTCCATTACCAGCAGTTAGTGTTGCGGTTCCAGTAAATTGACTAAATGTTATTTCATCAGTATTAATAACAATTGCACTGTTTGTTCCAGTTCCATAAGTTGTTTGTATAAAACCTTGATTTGCGTTTGTACTTCCTGCTGTAACAAATACCGCATCTCCTGGAATTACTGTTCCTACTCCAACTGATCCGTCAAAGTCTGTTGCTCTCATTATTTGCCAAGCTACAGTTCCGTTTCCAGCAGTTACGATTCTATAAATACCATTTTGTTTAGCGTCGGATTGTGCTTTAAGTAAAATTCTATCTTCAGCAACTACTGAAGCGCCATCAATTGTCCCTATTGCGCCAGCTGTAGCTTTTGTTAAAGTTGCCCCAACACCATTTGTTCCATTATCATAATTACCAGCAAGATTACCAACTGTAGCAGCTTTAACTGCAGTATGCCAGTTAACTCCAGAAGAAAAACTATCAACATAATCTTTAGTTGCAATAACTGAAGTATTTACAGAAACTGTAGGAGTTGAACCTTCTCCAGAATTATTAGTTAATGTTATTCCAGTGCCTGCAACAAGTGAGGAAACATAGTCACCAGTTGTATCTGTACCCAATGCAACTGAGTTTGCAGCAATGGTAGCAGTAAGTGTTGCATTACCTAGATTTGTAAGTGTTGCACTACCAGTTAAATCACCATTTAAAGTTATTGTTGGAGAACTTGAAGAGGCGGCTTTTGCGTTAAGTTGTGTTTGAATTGAACTAGTTACACCATCTAAGTAATTAATTTCTACGTTGCTTACATTTCCTATTGTCGTTGTAGCAGGTAGTTGAACGTTTCCAGTAAAAGTTGGATTTGCTAAATTAGCTTTAAGATCTAAAGCTGTTTGCGTTGCGTTGGATACTGGTTTATTTAAGTCTGTAGTGTTATCAACATCACTTAATCCAACAATTGACTTAGTCGGCGTTACCGCAACCCAAGTATTACCATCCCATTTTAGTAAATCATTTGCTGATTTTGAAGAAACGTTTACATCGCCAACATCATCTAAATTATTTATAGTAGGAATAGATGAGTTAATCCAAGTATTTCCATCAAATTTTAAGAATTGACCTGTAGCATTGCCGCTAATAACAACATCATCCATATCTGTTGTTAAATTAAGTTTTCTATTTATCCATTTAGTTCCATTATAAACAAGAGCTTCTTCGCTTATTGGTGAACTTAGCATTACATCGCCAGATAAATTATCCAATCTTCCAGTGATAACAACTGCAGTGCTTTGAATTGCCCCATAAACAGTAATTTGCATTTCATCTTCAACGGGAGCATTGGTAAAGTTTACTGTAACATAGTCAACCGAATAGGCACCTAAACTATCTGTTGTGCTCCATCTTGTTTGTACAACTTCATTGGTAATGTTACTTCTTACTGTTACTACAACATCTGAAGTATTAAATCCATGAAAAATTGTAAAATCAGTAGATACACCATCACCCCTAGAAACAGAAACTGTTGTTCCTTGAGGTTGTTCTGGTAAAATGCTATTTACCCATTTTCCTAAATCGCTATCCCATAAAAGAACTTGACCTTCTAAAACATTATTAGTTACAATGTCTGACAATTTAGCGGTAGTTAAATCATCATTTATCCAAGCGGAACCATTGTATAATAAAACATCATTTGTCACAGCATTGGAGAGCGTTACGCCAGATATATCATCTAATGTTCTACTGTTTACATAAGTTACGGCGTTAGAATATGCGGTTGCAGCAACGGTATTAGCCCAGACTACAGCATTTGATTCTGCATTGGATATATTGGAGACCATATTTGTAGTATAAGAATCTGCTATTTTTACAACAGGAGTCATCCCTTCACCAGTATTATCGGTAATGGTTATCCCTGTTCCAGATACAAGATTTGCTACATAATCTCCAGATGTATCAGTGCCAAGGGAAACCGAGTTAGAAGCAATTGTTGTTGTTATAGTTACGTTAGCACTACCATCAATAAATACATTTCCAGTTACATCACCATCTAATGTGATTTTTCTTTGGTTTGTCCAAACTAATGCGTTACTTGCAGTGCCTATTACGTTTCCAGTATGAACGCCATTACTGTTTCCAGACAAATCACCAGTAACATTTCCAGACAAGTTTCCAGTAACATTGCCTGATAAGTTACCAGTTACATTACCCAATAAACTTGCAGTAACTTGATTAAAACTTACATTTGCATTGGTTGCAACAGATTGACCAATTGATATTGTAGGAACTGATGCTTCCCCAGAATTGTTTGTAATTGTTACGCCAGTACCAGCAGACAAATGATCTACGTAATCACCTATAGTATCTGTAGAAAGATTAATTGCATCATTAATCCAAGTTGATCCATTATATCTAAAGAAATCACCATTAGCTGCGTTACTTATAACTACATCAGTTAAATCATCTATTGATGCACTTAGTGTAATTGTTGGGGTAGCGGTTTCTCCAGAATTATTAGATAAAGATATACCAGTTCCAGCAACTAGTGAGGCTACATAATTTCCAGTTGTATCAGTACCTAAAGCAACAGAGTTTGCAACTATTGTTGCAGTAAGAGTAACGTTTGCAGAACCATCTATAGAAACATTTCCAGATAGATCTCCATCTAGAGTAATAACTCTAGCGTTAGTCCATTTTGCTGCCGAACCAGTGTATGCGTTTGCTGACAGAACTTCTGTTCCGTTTATTTTAAAAACTTTACCTGATGCTAAATCTATATTTTCAGAAGAAGTCCATGATGCGGTGCTGTTTGTCCAGTTAAAGGTTTTATCCGTAGTTCCTTTTAAGGTAATTCCACCGCCATCTGCAGCTGTGTTAGACGGGGAAGATATATTTGCTAATTCAATATTTTTATCTTCTACAATAACTGATTCAGCACTAACCGTAACGGTTGTTCCGTTTACAGTTAAATTACCAGAAACTACTAAATTACCAGATACTTCAATATCATCATCTGTTGTAATAAGAGTATTAGAATCTTGCAATAGGTTTAGGGATGAGCTAACCAATGCTCCATTATCATCCCTAAAGTAGAATACTCCACTTATTGGATCTATAGCTATTTGATTAGAGGTAATACTTGGTGTAGCCACGGAAAGCCTTTCTTGAATTAATTAGAAAGTTCCACCATCTATTGTGTCACTCCATGCTGGAACTCCAGCTACAACTTGTAGAATTTGTCCACTGGATCCTATTGACAGCTTAGATAATGTATTTGCTGCACTGGCGTAAATTATATCTCCAGTCGCATAGGTTGTAAATCCAGTACCACCTTTATTTGAGGCTATCGTAGTTGCACTCCAGGTACCTGAAGTTATAGTCCCAACAGTAACAATGTCATCATCACCAGAATATGTTCCAGCTGCAACGTTTGCTAATATTGAACTGTAAGCTTGTACATTTGAACCAATTGCCAAACCAAGATTTGTTCTAGCATCTGATGCAGTTGTTGCTCCAGTACCACCATACGAGATTCCTACAGCGGTAGCACTCCAAGTACCAGTTGCAACATTTCCGAGCGAGGTAAGGCTAGAATTAATTACACCAGAGCCAAGAGTAGTATTGCTTAGAACTGATACTCCAGCAATCTCATAGACTTTACCTGTAGCAAGATTTATATTTTCAGATGATGTCCAAGCGTCTGTTGCGTCAACCCAATTAAATGTTTTATTAGAATCACCAAGAACTGTTATACCCGCACCATCAGCAGTTATATCTGTTGGTGATCCTGTATTTGCAAGAACGATATTTTTATCTTCTACTACCAAAGTTCCAGTGTTAAGGGTTGTTGTATTCCCTTGAACTATTAAATCTCCAGTAACAGTAAGAGTATTTCCAATTGTTACATCATCTGGAAGTCCAATTGTAATAGCTCCAGTATAAGGACCAGAACCAGTTCCAGAAACAGTGATCTCATTTGATGTACCAGCTATAGAAGTTACACCAAGGTTTGTTATTGCTAATTTTGAATTAGCATCGTCATAAGAAACGGAAACACCTGAATGAGTTGCATTTGTAAAAAGAGCGGCAGCTGCATCTTGTGCATCTTCTGTAAATCCAGTAATTTGCCCAGCATTGATGTTAATTGTAGTATTTCCAGCTGCGGTTAATCTTCCTTGATCATCTACTGTAAATGTTGCTACTGTGTTTGCTGCCCCATATGAACCAGCTGTAACTGCAGTGTTATCAAGATTTAAAGTAATTGTATCCGTTGTAGCTGCAGAAGTTAATCCAACACCACCAGAAATTGTAAATGTATCTCCAGCTGTAATTGTTTGATTTGATCCACCATCTGCTGCTGCTGTAAATGATTGAGCTGTAACTGTAAGATTCACTTTAGAGTTTGCGTCATCATACGATGCACTAATACCGCTATGAGTACCATTTGTCAACAGAACTGCTGCTGCGTCTTGTGCGTCTTCTGTGAACCCAGTAATTTGACCAGCGTTAATATTAATCGTTGTGTTACCAGCTGCAGTCAAACGACCTTGCGCATCAACCGTGAATGTAGCAACGGTGTTTGCTGCACCATAAGATCCAGCTGTTACGGCTGTATTATCAAGATTAATTGTAATTGTGTCAGTAGCTGCTGCAATAGAAGTTAAACCTGTACCACCAGCAATCGTGAGAGTGTCTACACCTGTTGCAATACTAACGTTACCAGTATCTCCAGCTGCTGTAAATGTTGTACTAACATTAGCTATTTGACTACTGACATTAGATATTTGTTGGTCAACATAAAGTTTTGTTGATGCGTGCGAGTTAGCGCTTGGAGTTGCAACAATTGTTACGCCATTAAATGTTTTATTACCTGAAATTGTTTGATCAGTTCCCAAAGAGACAAATGCGCCAACACCAGCAATTGCTGGGATGGTATTTGCATTACCGCTACCGTCATCGCCGTAACCATAATAGAGTGTATTATCTGCTTCGTTAAATGCTAATTCAGCGTTTTTTAAAGAACTTGGTGCGCCAGCAGAACCAGTACCAGCTCTTCTTTTAATTCTTAATATATTAGCCATTTAAAAATTTCCTCCATTAATATTTAATTCAGCGCTGTTGTCTGCTAAAGATTCAACAGATTTATTAACCCATTGAGATCCATTATAAATTAATACGTCTTTTGTTCCAATATTACTTATAGTAACATCTCCAAGACCATTTAAACTACTAATGTTTGATTCCAAAGCTACAATTCTATCTTTAACGGTAAGATGTGATCCAGCTGGATTAACACCAAGTACTGTCTGAACTGCCTCTACGGCGTCATTAAGGTTTGCATGCTGCTGATGGTGTGGAACGGTATTAGAATTTAATTGATCTGTTGCTGTTGGATTTATTAAAACATCTAATTGATTTGGATAATTTGTTGCCATATTTTTCCTAAAAACTAATAATTTTTGTAGAAGTATTATCCCACTGTAGTGATATCGTTGACGAATCTGCTGTTCCTGGAAACGGTAGACCTTCCGAAGTATCAATATAACTAATTAATCTAGAATCTGAATCTGTAGTTCCATATTGATACAACACTATTGCTTCAAAAGCATTACCATTATAGTTTGCTATTAAATCATCTGCGTCTAGGACGCCTAGTGTTGTTGAAACATTATCTAAGGCGTTACTCTTATATACTTTTGCTAAAGTTGGTATGTCTGATAAAAATTCATCTGAGTTTAAATTTGGAGTATATAATAAAGTTTTAATAAAAGCTACTTTTATATCATTTGAATTTAAATCAATATCTCCATTTAAAAATGCCTCTTTTGCTTTTTTATAAATAAAATTAGACATTTTATATACCTACATCTTTAGAAACAATTATTTTGTACTTATATCCAGATTCAAAATAATCTTTACCATCGGTATAGTAACTAGGTGTTGCGTCATTTAAAGAAGGGAAATCTATATACACTTCTGGTTTCCAAGAGTGCATTTGCACTAAAGTGCTTATGTTTTCCCAACGACTTGGTGCTTTTTGTATTTTTTTTCTTTGTACTTTAAAATATTTGTTAGATAAAAAGTTTGATGCGGGACGAGCATTGAATGTTATAGTTACTCTTCCATTTTCATTATTATTATTTATATAAAAATCACCATTTTTTGGTTCAACTGAATCAATATAGAATTTAGGGTTTTTGGCAATAATTTGATAACTAGCGTACGCTTCTGTTAATACTGAATTATCTTCTACTAATATTTCTTCTATTTCGGGAACTATTGAGGTAGAAAAACCAGATGGTGTAGCTGCATCTATTTTGGTGAATTTTATATATTCTTCTGCAACCACTTCGTTTGCTGCATCAAGTAGTCCAACTACTCTTATGTAGTATTCTTGACCAGATGTTAAAACCTTATCCCAATAGAGGGTTAGAGTTCTGGAAATACTATTATAGTCAGCTAAAGTATTTATAGTTTTAAACGGGTTTGCAATAGCAACTGGAGTGGCATCAGTTGTTTGTACTATAAATTTACTGTTTGTAATAGAACTAACCTTTATTGTTCTACCAAATTTAATTTTTACTTTATCTACACCAACTGAGGCATAGTCTAAAAGGTTAAGTGCCACTATATATCTCCTCAGAAAATCTTATATATATTTAGTAACAAGGTTTATACAAAAAAATAAGGGGCAGCTTTCGCTGCCCCCTACTTTCTAAGCTGTGTCGTAACTATAACAGCCTAAGGTTTTATGACAGAGTTACCTGGTTGAAAACGCCAACCTCGTAGTTACGGGCAAGTCTGATGTTCTTAGCAACAGTGATACCCTCACCGTCACCCAGCATAATGATGTCATAGCGCTCTTTCATCTTCATGGAGCGGATGTCACGTGATGGATCATCAAACTGATCTGTGCTCATGTCATCCTTAACAAGAAGAGTTCCGACCTCATTACGGTCAATTAGGAACACGTCTGACTTAGCTGGTGTTGCGCCACTCTTAGCTGTAAAGCTTACGAATGGTGATACCAACACGTTCAAGCCCATTGGAGCTGTTGCGTTAAGAGCGCCATCCTTTGACTGTGGGCGGTAGCCCCAGCTGGTATTAACAGCTGATGCAGCGCCACCCATGTGGAAGATGGAGTCCTTGAGGAACACCGACCACATTAGTGGGTGAAGGATGAAGTCTGTTGGTATGTGGTTTTCGGCCATTAACACAGCTGCCATGTCCACAACATCGTCCCATGCGAGGGTGTCATTGAATTCACCATCGATACCACGGCCGATTGTTCTGTCATAGTTTCCTGTGTCGTCGTTGTCGTACACAATTGTAGCTGCGTCCTTAAAACGACTCAGAGCAATTTGCTCTTTCAAACGTGCCATTGCACGGCCAGCGGCACGTACATGGAGGCCTACGATGTCCCAAAGAGAATCAGCAATAACTTCCTCTGTGAAAGCCAGCTTAACGCCCTTCTTTGACACCTTACCCTCGATCTGCTTAGCAAATGCGAGAGCTTGTTCTGGGTACTCTTGTCCTTCTGGGATCTCAGCAGCTTGAATTGCATTTACCGCTGGAAATTCCAAAGAACGACCCTTACCAAGGCGTACTGTAGAAAGAAGCGGAGTTACCAAAAGCTGTGGTTCGGCTGCTTCGCGCAGAGTACGAGAAATTACTTTAGGGAACAAAGCGGCTGCGTCTGACGAACCGAATGCTTCCTTAATTGTAACTCTGTTATCTGAATCGATGTAACCATCCTCAGCAAATGCGGCTTCCCAAGCTGGGAGACCCGAGAGGAGTTCTTGGATTGTCTTACTCATCTTAGGATATATCCTCCTGTTTTATTATTTTCTTTTTTGTTTTCTTTTTTATTAGAGTGTTAAGTTCACGCGGAATGCGCCAACAACATTCGTAACATCTAAGTTAGAGCGGATGCCCAACTTACCCTTGTAGCTACCTTCGCGGGTGAGCTCAAATACTGTCTTGAGAGCACCTGGGTCAGATGGCAAGAGCATGTAGGAAAGGAGACCGTCATCAAAGTTTGTAGCAAACTTCTCAACTTCAATAACCTTACCAACTTGCAACCATGGATATGTGCCTGCATCTGATGTGGAGAGTTTTCTTGGACGACCCATGAAGTCTGGGGCTACCAAGTCACCTGCTGCCAAATCAGCGTTGACATTTGTAACCATTGGATACTCAACATAACCTCTAACGATAAAGCCTGCACCTTGCGATGTTCCCTTATCAAATGGTCTGTAGAGATCATATTGTGCACAACCAACAGGAACTGAACGAGCAGCTACTGCCTGTGTATCTCCAGATGCACCAGCAACTGGTGTTGCTCCTGCAAGTGGGTCCCAACCGTCAATTGTGTCGCCCCATGTTACTGAAGAGCTGCTACCGTTAGCTGGAACAAAGCGTGAGTCGCCATTTGCATCTGTTACAACAGAAAGGATTGTTCCCTTTGGAATAACAATTTCAAAACGGCTATCTTCTGAATCTAGGTAGTATGTTGGCAAGGCAACTGATGGCAAGATGTAAGCTGATGGTGCAATACCCTCAGAAACAACGAAGCGACCAGCACCTGTCTTAGTGCCTACCTTACGAAATTTTGCTAATGACATTTAATTTCTCCTTATGTATATTTATTTTTTAGAGTTTACGACGGCCCATGAAGGCATCTACAAATAGTTCTTCAACTGTATTTACTTTTGCCTTTGGTGCAGTTGCTACGATTTCTTCATCTTCTACGACGACATTATCTTCTTGTTCAAGAACAATATCGTTTTCAACGATTGCAGTTTCATTAAGTTTTGCGGTGCTCTTTTTTGCCATTGGCATCTTTGCCAAATCTCTTAAAGTGTCCGCCAAAGAACCAGCTGAACGAGAAACATGATCTTTAATCAATTCTTCTCTATCTTCTACTGATTCTGTTCCTAATGAAATTTTTGTATCAACTACTCTTTCAGCAAGCGTGCGATGTAGTGCTTCTCTGAGCTTTGCATTTTCTTCTTGGAGAGCTTGAAGTTTATCATCGCTTACTGCATCTTGCTCAGCAACTTCAATGTTATTGGTGAGCTCTGCTTTTGGCTCTTCTTGCTCTTTACTTTCTGTAGGAGTTTCAACTGTGGCAGAATCAACCGCATCTGTAGCTGGTTCTTCTGTTGCTTCTGTAACTACTTCAGATTCTTTGCCGATATTCCAAGACTCTTTTGCTGGCTCCATGCCTTCTTCTTTCAAAGAAGCTCTTAACTGCCATGCCCATTTCTTGTGCATATCGTCGCGTTCTGCTAGGAAATTTGCAATTCCTTGTTCGTTAGCGGAGTTAGCTTCTGCAAAAGCTGCTAACACGCTTGCATTAACTGCATTATTTTTTTCTAAAAGAGATGAAGCCAATCCCATTGCTTCTGTAACTGTAGCGTCGTCCTTAAATGATGCATTCATAACAGATTCTGTTAAAGTTGCAGGAAAAGCCTGAAGCTTTCTCATATTTTCTGCAACTGAATCAAGCGAACTTAGTGCATCTTCATATATGGATGCAAAAAGATCGTGATATTGTGTAAAGTCATCACCTTCTACATTCCAATGCGCTCTTTGAGCTGCATAATAGAACACAACTGTATCGTTCAAAACTTTTTGAAGCGCACCAGCAACTCCAGCAGGAGCAGCTTCTTCTAAAGAAGCTTCTACTACCGCTACTTCTTCTTGTTGTTCTGCATCGGATTCTTCAGCCACTGTTCCAGCAGCAATATTTGAAAGATCTTGGCTTAGATTTTCAACAGCTGCCAAAACATCTTCATTCTTTGTGGTTTCATCCATTTCAAGATTCTCCTCATTAATAATTGTCTTTTCTGATAGTAATGGCGTATTATCAGCCTTAGCAGTTTCGCTTTCCTGAAAAGCTAGAGCTGTCAAAAAAGCTCCCTTAAGATGAAGATAAAGAGGTCTTGATTCTTTTTTCTTCATATTTTTCAATATTGATTCATTTTCCTCAACAGAAACAATATCTTCTTTATCCATATGTAAAATAAAAGCTGTACTTTTTGCTGTCCAAGTATCGGAATCAGATATTGGAGTGGTGCCATCAATTGACTTTGATGCTCTTACGCTAGATCTTTGATCTGCTGGTTGATTTACAAATGAATACTCTTTAAAAGAAATATCTTGCATATCAACGAATGCAAGTTTCCCCTTATAGACTTGACCACGCTTATACTTAGCAAGTTTTGGCCTGCCGTCAGATGATTCAGCTGCTAGATCTTCGCCTGAAATAGAGCATACTGCTTTTCCTGCTCTGCCACCAACGGAACCAGTAAGATATCTTTTATCTGATATTTTTTGAGCAGCTAGTGGATCGGTTATTGCAACTTGCAACCTAACGTATGGTGCGCCATCTTCTTCTTTATCCATTTTGGCTGCAATAACTCTACCAATTGGTTCTGAATTTAAATCATGGTTTAAAATAATTGGCTTAGGATATGGCTCAACCCAAGATTGAAGAGCTTTTTCTAATTCAGCAGCTGAGTAGTTATTGTAGTTAGCGGTAAGTCCGTTCGTGGATTGCGGCTACTTCAATAATAAGGCCATGGTTCTTATTGAATGATTCGGAAAAATCATTTTCCAACCCTGATAGATCAGGAAGTTGGAGTGTAAAATTTTCAACGAAATCAAATGCCATTGTATTACTCCATTTATTTTAATGTGTTATTTATAGTAAATTAAGTTTTATAAGATTAAACAATCTTATATAAAGATATCATACTTTTAAGCTGTTGCAAAAAAATTGCCCCTAGGGTCACCATTTGCCAAAAAATATTCTAACATTTGCTTATGCATTATGTGTGGAGCGTATACGTATGATGCGGAAAAGAGGTTATAACCTAACTTAGCTGCATTTCCTGACCAGCCTAAATCTTCTCCCTGAGAGTGCAGTGCATAATCCACATTTTCATAAACTTTTTCTGACATCATTTTTGCAGCCATAATTACATCTGCTTTAAAGTATTCACCAAGGGGATACATTTCTTGTCTATAAGCTTGACCGCCTGGTTCTTTTATCCAATTCATTACACTTGGATACATAGTTCCAGTGGGAGTCATAAACATAAGTGGACTTACTGCATCTGCGCCAGATTGAATGTGAGATATAAGTAGTTGTATCGTATTAGGATTAGTTAGTAAAATATCAGAATCTAAACTAAAGAAATATTTTGGTTTTATTTCTCTTACTTTTTTTAACATTGAGTTACGTAACATTACCATGTTTTCGTATCTAGCTAAGCTCCATGTTCTAGAGCCTTCTTCGTGAGAAAAATGTGGTATGTCTGATTTTATATCAATAATAAATTCTGATATATCTGGTCTTGAATTTTTATATCTTGTGAGCATTGTTATAGTCTTTTCATCGTCTGGTGAAACTATAAACAAAAAACCAATTTTTGAAAAATCTATATTTTGATTTTCAATACAAGAAATCCAGTAAGGAAAAATCCAATCTCTTTTATAGATTGGACAACCAATCACTAACTTAGACATAAAAATTATTCTGCGGTGTCAGTTGTAGTTTCTTTTGTTTTCTTTTTTGTAGATGTTACAGGAGCAGCTGGTGTTTCTAATTTTTCTTCTTTTATTTCAACAGTTGCAGCTGGTTGCTTTATTTCAACGTGATCTTGCTCTTGCTCTTCTTCATCTGGTGTTAAAATCTCTACAATTGCGTCAATTACATCAACCAAAGCTTCTAGAGCTAATCTGGTTTGACCATTATTAACCGCTCTTCTAAAAACCTGCAGTGAATCTTCTTCTGTATTTTGACTACTTGTTATTTTTTCATTTACATCAAACATCATTATTTTCCTTTTCAACATCTGCTTCTACAACAGTATACTCTTTATCAAGCAAGGATTCAATTACAGATAAGAAATTATTGTCATATCTTTTAATGTCTGGAGAATTTCTTCTTCCATTCTGATTCATGGGCCTCATTTTATTTGCATTACCTCTTTTTGAATTAGGTAAATTTCTTTGCCCAGTTTGAACTGATGGTTGACCATCTGTAGTTTTTGGTTCTGGTGCACTTCCCTTAGCTTGAGCTGGAGCAGCTGCTGCTTGAGCTTTTGCTGTTGCTTTAGATATGTCTACTTGTACATCTCCTTGTATTGCGGCATAGATATTGTCAAGATCAACATCTGGATCGTAACCTAACGCTAATCTAGCTTCTTCAAGAGTTATTAAATTATTTACATATTTTTGTATAATATGATTTTCTTTTTTAACCTGTGTATCAACATCTATTTCTTTAAACTTAAAGAAACACCTATCAGATATACTTGATTCGGTTGGATTAGTGATTGGATCAAATCCGCCTTCAAATAAAAGTTCATTGAATATATTTAATCTAACCATCTCAGAAAAAATCTTTTGCATTTGTTTGATGCGATCATACAGAGCGACATCTAATCTTTCTGTAACTGATCTATTGCCACCATTTAAAGACATGCCAATATGATGAGGTGCAACACCAAGTCCAATTGCAACACGTTCTTTAAAATGATTTAAATATTGACTTGCATCAAGCGATGCGTTTTGTGAACCTATTACTTCTACATCATGTCTAAACGGAAGTATTAGTCCACCTTCAGCTCTTAAGTTTTCAATTTCTATAGCTGCTTGCGTAATCTCTTCTGGTTCAGCTGGCTGCTCTGCTGTTCCAATCTTATATTTATAAAGAGGGAACAATTCTCTATGTACTAAGTTTTGAATATCTTCTTCAATTTGACGAAGTGCTATAACATCATCTAGTACGTTTATTAAGAAAGGCGTACCGAATGCTCTTCCAACTTTTCTATCAAAATGTAAATGAATTACCTTGTCGGCGGTCCATACTGGATTACCTTCCAGTGGCATGTAAGTTAGCGGATCTGTTTGCTGACGATATGACTTAGGTTTATTATGTTTATCTCTAAATATTCTAACTTGTTCAGTTGGTATCAAATAATATCCAATTATTGGATTTTCTCCACTCATTGGATTTAATTTATCTGGAAAATATTCTCCTAAATCTCCTCTAGCTTTAACTATAAAAGCGTTTGAGAATTTAAAGAGTTGATCTGAAACTTCAATTAAAAACTCAACAAAAGGTCTCTTCATGGCTATTTCCATAAAGTCTATTCTTTGTTTTAGATAAGATACTGCTTCAGGATTTTCTGAAACTATATCCCAACCTTCTTTCCAGAATAAATCTTTGTATTTAGATATAGCTTGTTTAACATAAGAATCGGTATCAATGGCCTGAACTAAGCGATCAAAATCATAGGCTGGGCGCTCAAATATTGCTCTTGAGTTAAAGAAATAATTTGTACCCTGGAATCCAAGAGCAAGTGAGGCAATTTTCATTGCCTTGGATAAACCCTTAACCTGCTCTGGATCCAAAGACTTATCAGAAAAATTGTTTGCGTTGTCTACTCTTTGAAAAGGTAAATAGTCTTTAATCGCCATAATACATCCTTATTTTAGCCTATATCTAATAGTAGACCCATTTTCTCTAGGCTGTAATTTATTGTTTTTCAGCCATCCCTGCGGCTTCAAAAGTTTTCTTAATAATAAGATCTTTTACTGCTTCAAGCCAAAAAATTGTTTCAGCTTCTGAAAAATCACTCTTGTAAGCCAGATTCTTATCACTGATTTTAATTTCAACAACAAACTCTGTTTTCTGTTCTGCTTGTGGCATTTCGCTCATAATATATATCCTTTGTTTTTAATTTGTTTAAAATTCAATCTTTGATTGTATCACGAATCAAGCCTGCTCTCAAGTTGTTCTACTTTTGCAGAAAGTTCTTGAACTGCTCTAATTAAAATTCCAATAAATTCCATATACATCAAGCCTTGTTCTGATTCAGGATCAGATGGATCTTGAATAGTCCAACCCGAATACTCATTAGTATCAAAACCAACTTCGTCCATAGCCTGTTTTACTTCTTGAGCTATTAAACCAAAATGCTTGCGCTTACCTGGAGTGGGATCTTCCAATTTGTAAGTACCCGTTTCACTTTCTTCTGTTTTTACTTTTCCAGCACCATAAGAAATATTTTTATAATAAGTAACGGGATTTAATTTATTAATTAAAGCTAATCCAGATACTATTGGTTCAATAGTATTTTTTGTTCTAATATCAGATTGATCTAAAAGCGAACCAAGGTAATATAGATTATTCCATCTAAATCCACCATTTGTGCCAAGATTTCCTCCACCATCACTATATGGATAAAAATTATTTGTCCAACCAGATACTGATGGATTTACAAATCCAATTCCATTTACTCTTGATGGATTTGCTGATTGTCCAAAAATACAATAACCTTCATCCCAAGGAGATAGTCCAGCCTGAAGCGTACCAAATGATGTAATGGATATAGAAGCGCTAATTGTTCCACCAGAAATTTGACCTGCATCTATTGAGCCAGCATATACGTAGGAGGATGAAATTTGAGTAGCAGTTATGCTTCCTGTAGAGATTTTATCTCCATCTATTGTAGTTGCATTACCATTAATATCAAATGCCGCTCCTCCAGCTGTTATTTTAGTATTAGCTGTTGAATAAGCGTCGTCTGCTGTATTTTGAGCGTTAGCTGCGTTTGTATTGGCTGTTAGAGCAAGTCCTTGCGCCGTTAAAGCTGCACTATAGGCATTGCCTGCGTTTGTGTTTGCGGTAATAGCAAGGCCTTGTGCGCTGATTGCAGTGTTGTACGCAGTAGAAGCGTTGGACTCTGCGTTGTTAATGAGGGTCAGCGTATTACCACCAGTAATGTTTATATTTCCACTTACCGTAAGACTTGAACCATCCCAGGTTAATTTATTTCCTAAAGAAAATTTAGAAGTATCATCAACATAAAACGGAGTATTGGTATTGGCGTATTCGCCAGTTCCAAGATATATTTTTGAGTTACTTGACATAACTGTATTACCAGTTAGTGTTAGATTTTTTGTTGTAATTGTATTGGCAGTAACATCGCCTTCTTTAAGTACTTTGAAAGGTGCTGCCGCTAACGTTCCAGCTCCAGACCATAGGTCGCCATCTGTATTTACGTGAAAAGAACCAGAGTCAAATCCACCAATATCAATAGAACCAACAATTGTTGCGTCATAAAAATATGACTTACCCTGTCCATTGATTAACCAACCAGTAGTTGCGTTTGCATAACTACCATTACCAACAGATACGCCGTCAAACGTTGAAGATTTAATTATTGATTGAGCGCCAGCTAAAGTAATTGTATGTGCACCTATTGTTCCAGCTGTTATTTTTGATGCAGTGAGATCTATAATATGAGCTGATTCAATAAATGTTGTTGCGGTAGATGCAACTATTGGTGTCCAAGCAGAAGTATTTCCAGATGTGTCAATAGATTGAACTCTGGCAAAATAAAGTTTTTCTGTTGTTACAGTTGTTGTTACTCCAGTGTTTGCATCAACATTATTTGTTGTTTCAGAATTTTGAGGAACATCAGCAGTAATAACATTTGATGCTGAGAAGCCAGAAAGGTATGGCGTTGAACCAGATATAATTACATATGTAGAACCATCTTGCGCTATATCTTCTGGTAAATAAACCTCATAATTATAACCTCTTAAGTCTGATTCGTTTGATGGATTAAAACTAATCATTATTGATTTATAGTTACCAACTATCGTTAAGTCACCAAGCTCTGCTGGTTGAGTAAGATCTTGCGGAATACTGAATCTGATTGCAGTAGATGGATCTAAGGTTACATTTAAATCTGCGTCTTTAGGTTTTACGGTTAAAAGGTATTGTTTTCCTGGCTTAAGATTTTGAATTGTTTTTTTAATTGTTGCCATTATCTTACTCCGCCTATTGATTTAAATGATAAATTAGGATAAATAACTTGATCGTTTAATTCAAAATTAAAATTCTTTAAAAAAGAAATTTTATTTATTTTTACTTGAGTACTTGTTGAAAGTATATTTTTTTCACCTAAAGTTTCTATTTCTAAACTATAATCAAGATAATCTAAATCTGTTTTTTGGAAAATAACTTTTTCACTTTCCTCTGTTGAATAACAATCAATTTCGTACCAATCTAAAGCTATTAATTCTTTTTCATTTTCTGCTGGATTATTTGCAACTATTCTAATTTTTACTTTTCCATAAGAAGGGCCAACTGATCCATATATTTTTATATTAGGTCCGCTAAAAATTGCTACAGCTTTTGCTTTATCTTTTTTAGAAAGATTATCAACCCAATCTAATCCATCATTAAAATATGCTAATTTATAGTAACCAGTTGAAAACTTATTTACTTCTGTACTGTAAATATTTACATTAGATGGAGTTGCACTGTAATATATGCTGTATCCAGGACTTGCTTCCATTGAAGTTATAGTTGAATTTGGGTATTCAATATATTGATATGTTGTTAGATTATTTTCTGTAACTGGAGTTGCATGAATATATTTAATATAATCTATTCCATAATACAAATTATATTCACCTAAGGGAAGAGTGTTTGCTTCATGATTTTTTGCTGCTTTAAAGTAAAGCACTCCGTCAATTATTTTTGTAACAACTGGCGTTGCTGCATCTGTACTTAGAGCTGTAGTGTTTTCATATACAACCAAATAAGAGTGATCTTGTTCTACTTTAAGTAAGCTATTGTTGTATACATAATTTATTTCTTTATTGCCTAATTCAACAAATAACCAATCATTTGCGGTTATATAATCCTTAAGGGCGTCAACTATTATTCCGTCTTTTTAGAGGCGGATAATTATACTTGATTTGATTTGGTGAACTAGCTATGTTGCTAGTATTGTCTAAATATTTAAACCATGCCATATTATAACTCTACGTAAAGTATTTCAAAATCATATTTATCTTTAAACTCATCAGGTATATCTATACTGATATTTACATCGGCAACTGGTACTCCACCAGTTAATATATCAGGAGTAAATGAATCTACAGTTATATTAATTTCTCTTGAAGCTGAATTTATTTGCTCTAAATTAATATCCATTCTAACAGAATCATAATCTATATCTATAGATCTTATTCTAGCAGATCCGTCTACTCCATTATGAGAGTGGCTTGAAATTTTTACGCCATCAATTTTTGCTTCATTTTCAATGTTTATATCTCCAGTTATAGAACCACCAGATTTCATTAAATATTGTGGATGACTGTCTTCATTTAAATCATCCAAAAGAGCGTGACTTGATTTTAATGAATTAACATGAGATTCATCTACGTATAAACTAGATAAAAGAGCTGCGTAATTTTCATTTGTATTATTTGTTATAATTCTTCTTCTGGTTATAGCTTTTATGGATAGCTGTGAAATATAACTTGTATATTTTCTTCTTTCTATTATTCCCTGGTATAAGGAATCTATTTTTGAAGAAGTGTTATTTCGCCTTTCAAGAAGATCTGTTAAAACAGATTTAAAGTTTCCTTCCGCTGCCAATAGTGCGATTGCTGCTTCTTCTGAAAGTCTTGGTAATTCTGTTTTCATATTCGTTGTTCTTATATCAAGAGCAAAATCAGAAACAACTTTTGTTTTAAATTTTAAAGATGGACTTAAATATTTAGAATAAAAAACATCGCAATTTGTAACTAGATCTTTGTGCAAGGTATCTAACTGACTATCTATCAGTGTTGTTAAAGAATTTACTTTGATAGAAAAAAATGCTTGAAATTGAGCGGCTTGTTTTTTAGTTGCTTTATCCACTTCGGTTTCTGGCAAACCTGTTGGCGTTGATGTGATCGATTTGGCAAAGAGTTCCTTATAGTGGATTGCCATTTTAAGCCAGTATAAATAGTACGATGCGACTTGTTGTTGTGAGTCGTCTTCATAATTATCTCCGAAATCTGCACCTAATGAAAAATTGATGCGGTTAGCTTCATTGATTAAATACTTAATTATTTCTCTAAAATCATATATATGACCAAAAGTTGTATTAGAAATTAAATTATCATATTCTTTTATAAATTTTCTATACCCCCTTGTTTGAACACCCTCTGCGTAAAGATATTGATCAAAGCATATGAATGGTGGCGTTGGATACTTTAATTCTCCAACATATCCTTCTACTTCTATTTTTGGAAATGGATGGTCTTTTTTATTTATCTCACCCCATACATATGAATGTGCTTGTTCTAAATTTGAATTATTTGTTGGATCTAAGTTTACTTGCCTTAAAAGATTTTCTAAATCATTTAAAAATTTATATAAATCAGTAATTATATTTTTTGCTTCTTGTCTCAAAAGATTAAGTGGAACAGAATACGGCTGATCATTTCCGTAAGAAACTCCTGGTTGTTTAAAAACGGATGATTGACTACCATTAACAAAATTAGATTCACCCGAACTAAGCGAAGAGGATTCTTGCATTAAGTAATCAGCATTAATCTTTTGTTCTGGAGAAATTTCTCCGTTTATATTATTAATAAAAGACATAGGCATTTACCTTAAAACATTTTTCTAGAAACACGTTTTGGTGTTTTTCTTTTTCCAAAACTTGGCATTAGGGGTGCGTTTCTTTTTGTAGTAACCATCATACCAGAAGTTGGTTTATCTTTATCATCTTCTTCATTTGCATTGTTTTGCTTTGGCATGAAGAATGTGTTGGAAAAACTTTCTGTATTTTTAGCTACTTTTAATTTACTAAAATCTCCATAATTTTGAGTAATAGCTAAAAGAGCCAACATTAAAGCGTCATGCGCGTGATCCACTGCAGATCCACCTGCTTCAAAAACTGGCCTACCAGATTGCGTAGTTCTAACTACTACATATGAAATTAATTGTAAATACATTTCTTCATCAGAAACTGGAAATACTATTTTTTCTTTTTCAAGATACTGAGTAAGATTATCAACCATATATGGTTTAATTTCTTTTTTAACAGGAAGTTTAGTGTATGGATCTCTTATTTCTATTGATTCACCAAACCCAATTCCCTTAACTCTATCTCTTAAATTAGACTTAGGATTTTCTGTTCCATATTTTCTAAGAAGTTCTACTTGAACTTCTCCATATCCACGGTCAACATAAATATGTTTTGGGTTAAAAGAATCATTTAATTGAACTATTCTATTAACTGCATTTGTTAAAGTATATTCAGATTTATCAATTTCTTCTCTATAAACCAATCTTACTTTTCCTCTAAATCTTTCATCTTCATATGAGTCATTACATGCTTCAAGAACAACTATATTTGTACCCGCTCCGTATTTGTCCCAGTCAACACCAATTGTATAAAATGATCTAGCTGATTGAATTTCAGGAATATAATTCCAAGAAGGATCAAGAAATGCTTTATCTACAAATTTTCTAGGGTAAACACCTTCTGCGTCTTCGCCCCAATCTGCTTCAATTTCATGACGGTATCCCATCTCTGAATATTGCTCTCTAAATTCATCTTCTTGATCTTTAGAAAAATATGGGTTGCAGTATGAAGGAAACCAAAATTCTTGAAATCTTGCACTTCTGCACCATTCCCAAAATCTTTCTCTTCTACCAGTTGGAGTAGACGCACCAATTAAAACTTTATCTGGTTGATCTTCAGCTGTTTTTTGCAGCATGGCGTACAGCGCGTCTAGGTCGTCTGCGTGCATGTAATCCATTTCGTCTAATACGATTACATGTGCTTCTTGACCACGGGCTACGTCTGATTTACCACCCGAACGCATACCTGAGGTAAAGAATCTAATTGTTGACCCATTTGAAAATTGAATCATAAATTGAGGGCTAGTTACTTTTCTAGTTATTGAATTCATAACTATGTCATTTTTTGCTGCAAGGCGTAAAATTTCTTGATAGATTAATTCAACGTGAGATTTCATTGGAGCAATAACCAAACATCTGCCATCTTTATGTGTATAGCTATAGTGCAGCAAAGCGATTGCCATACTAAAAGTTTTACCTAAACGACGACCAGCTCTTAATACTTTTCTAAGTGATGGATCACGTAAAATCAAAGTTTGATAAACTCTTGTTTCAGCTTTAAGAAAATGTCTTGCCCATCTACAAGGATCTTTAGCTATGTGTATTTGCCTTTGTTGATCAGCTGATATTCCGCATATTAAGAAGATCGTTATCTACTTCAAATGGTTCATCAACTAATAAAGCTAGTTCTCTATTCGTAAATTTTCTTTCAGTAACTGGAGTACCATCTACCCAATTTATATGTTGAAGTTTATTTTCAAACACCCATTCAATTCTATTTACTTGCTTTACGTATTCTGGGTCTTGAGCTTTTATAATTTCTAATATATCTTCTCTTGGAAGACTTTCTATTTTTTTACGAAATTCTTTAGTTTTATCCATAATACATTCTACCCGAAATGAGCTGCCATCATTGCGCCTTCTGAGCCTAGCAACGATCTAGCATTTAATCTACTGTTTTGAATTGCAGCTACACCCCTTGCTCTAGATGTAGCTCTTACCTCATCATCTTTATATGTTCCAAACAAACCACCACTTATATTTCCCTGCATTGAAGTCATTCCAGCTTTGCCAAAATTAATAGCACCTTTAACTGCAAGACCACCAAGTTTAGCCAATTGATATGCCATGTCTGCAGCAAAAATTAAATTAAGTCCTGGAATTGCAGCTAATGCTGCTTCTCCTGCAACCGCCATTCCAACTCTTGCTCCACCGCTTTTTACAGCCTGCATTGCCCCTCTAGCTCCTAGAGATTTAATTATACCTTTTTCAACTACTTCAGTAGCCATTAATCCCATTCGGTGTCCAACTACTCCTTCTGCCATAGAAGGAGCTAAGTGACTACCCATTGATCCAAGATTTCTACTTAATGCTCTATTGTAGAGAGCTGCATTTTTTTCAAAAGCTCCAGCTAATGGTCTAATCATTTTTTCTGCTGTTTCGCTCATTTGTATTTGACCTATACCAAATGTTTTCATTCCAGCAGTTCCCATTAGCGTACGCATTTCTGATCCACCACCAGAAGTTAGTATTCCGCGCATAAATGATTTACTTACAGAACCTTGAACACCTTCCATCATTGCAAATCTTCTTGCACCAACTGTTAACGCTGTTGCCCCTTCTGCGCCAACCAAAGATGCACCGAGTGCGTTAAGACCACCAGATTCAAACCTAGCTGCCATTGCTTCTGGAGTGCTTAAAGTTGCTCTTGCTGTTGCTAATCTTTCTGGAAGAGATGAAGCTACTCCTCCAATTTGGAAACGAGGATTAGTCATCCTAGCTGCATTAAGAACATCTTGTTTTGGTATAAGAGCTAAAGGATTGTTCATAGCAGTTATTCTTGCTATATTCATATCTGCGCCAGCTGTAGAAAGACCTCTAGCTGCTCTTCTCTCTATTTTATTTAAAGCTCCAAGTCTAGAAAAAATTCCACCACTAAATTTTGGATTAGCTTGTCCGTCCAGTTAACATGTTTCCTAGGTTGGCAAAAGCGCCTCCTTGATGTGCTGCGTAGAATCCTTGTCCAGTTGGACCAAATCTGCTTACACTTGCGTGTCTACCAAAAGCAAATGGATTTAAAGTTAAGTTTTGTCTTCTAAATCCTTTAAACATTGGAGCTTTATATTCAAGTCGTGATGCTGTTGCAACACCTTCACCACCACCCATTCCAAGCATCCTACCCAATTTATTGGTTCCATGCATTTGTTTTGGTTTGGCAAGTTTTCTACCGCGCCTAGTTTGCCTACCAAATATGTTTACTCCACCAACGTATGGACTTCCTGCTCTTTGCACTGTTGTTGGAGTTAATGCTCCAGATCTAAATGGTCTAAGTTTAGTTTGCCCTTTTGTTGCAAACAATTTTCTATTATCTAGAAAACCACCTTTAAGAATTGTAGTTTGACCTCTATATTGGTTTAATCCAGCTACCAAAGGAATACTAGTTACACCATGTATTGTTTCCTCTGTTTGCATTGCTTTTCCAAGAAAACCTGGAATTTGCTCTGCGTTTTGTGGAGCTTCTAAATCATATATAGAACCTGAAACGTCACTCATTAATTATATACCTTTTCTTAAGTTGTGCATTCCTAGCACTATACTTCCATCAGCATTAAGGTCTGATGCATTTTTTAATGAAACGTTGTATGAACCAGAAACCATTCCTGGATCATATTGCATGTTGTCTCTCCTTAAGGTTCTTCCTTTACCAGCATACGGTGACTCTTTAAAGAATCTTTCATTTCTACTTACATAGCTTTCAATTGCAGCGCCAACTGCTGCTGCACCCAAACCAGCACCAACAATGCCACCTATTGCCCCACCCCTGAGTGCCTTAGTTGCCAGTCTGCTTCCAGCTGGATTTTTTATCATTCCACCTAATCTTGCTCCAGCGGCTACTCCAAGACCAGCTCCAAGACCAACTGCGCCAACTGTACCAACAGCTCCAGCTGTTCCACCTCCACCTGTAGTAACAGGAGCAACTGCATCAAAAACACTTCCTGGAGTTAGTTTTCTACCTAAGAAACTTTCATCTGCGTTTGGGTCACCAAATGCAACTTCCATAGCTGCATCTCTTGCTGCTGGAGCCGCATTCTTTAAAATACCAGCAGTTACAGCTCCACCTATTATTAAACCTGCTCCAGGTTTACTTGTAGCAGCTTTATATGCGCCTTTTCCTAAATTTGCCAATAAACCCATTTATTATCCTCCAAAAAGATGAGAATGCTTATCGCTTCCCATCATTGAATGTCCTATCTTAGATCTATCCAAATTTCCAACAACACCAGCAGTAACTAAAGGATCTCTTCTAGAAGAAGATTGATTTCCTTTCATTAAGGCTTCTTGTATGCCATAAGGTCTAGTTCCACTTTCAACTGGACTTACCTCTATAGTACGCTCATAAAGTTCATTTTCCTTTCTTCTTTGATTTATTTTATGAGCACCATAGGCTGCAAAGCTTACTGCTGCTCCTATAGCTAAAGCTTTTTTATTTCTTCTTATGAACTCAGCTCCTGCTTTAATTTCTTGAGCAGATATTCCTTCGGTAGCTTTTGTTCTTGCAGTTCTTGCAGCGCTTGCATACCCCTCATCTGCTCTTAGTAATCCAGCGTGTTCTCCCAATGCTTCAAAAGCTGCTTTGTTTGATTCTACAACTTCTCTTGTTGCTGCGGCTGTTGCTGCTGCGTCATCTAAACCTTCTGTTACTTGTATTACACCTTTTCTTATAGTTAGGTCTTGAGATTGACTAAATGCGGCTCCAGTTCCACCTTCTGATGATAATACCATTTGAGATTGTTGAGTTCTTGCTAATTCATCAGTTTGTTCAGATATTGCTAGTCCAGCTCTTTCAGAAGCTTGCTTCATTTGCTCTACTACTTCTGCGTCTGTATTTGTATAAGCTACTATTCCGCCTTCTTTAATAGTTGTAGATAACTCTCCAACTGTTCTTTCATAATTTTGAACACTACTTACACCGTTAGAAATTGCACTTTGTGATTTATCATATGATTCTAAATGTGCAAGTCTTTTTGCTTTATCTAAAGAAAAAAGTTCTTCAACTAATGAAGTGTCATCAACGTGTTCGCCAAAAATTGATTTACCCAAAGCAATTATGTCATCTTGCATTACTGAATTTTTTTGCGAAACAATTCTTACACCATCTTCTGTTTCTGACATAAATCTTTTAACTTGTAATTCCATTACATCTTCAGCTAAACCTTTTAGCGCAACATCATTTAATCCACTTGCGTTAAATACTTGGTTAACGGCAGGAGTATCACCCATTGTAAAAAATGATCTATAAAAGTTATTATATCTACTTTCTATAAAAGCTTGACTTCCAATTTTAATTGACTCATCCGCTCTTCCTCTTATTGTTAGTTGAGTAAAATCATCAGATGTCATAATTACTTTTGAAGCTCTTCCAGCGCTTTGTGATTGAGTTGGTAGTCTAAAATAACTATTGTCGGCAAAAGCTGATGTTCCAAATGCTGCATTTTTACCTTGGCCAGCAAACCACTGTATTCCCATTTCAGATAAAAGATCCATATTTTCTTTTGCAATAATATCTCCACCAGCTTCTACTGCTTTACTGATTTGTTGAGCTTTTGCGTCTGCAGAGTTTGATAAGATTATTCTTCCTAATTTACTAGTTGCTTTTGCATTTTCTACTGCTAGAACGCGAGTTTGCATATCTAAGTCTGCGTATGGTAATCCTTTTTCCGCAATTGTCCTAGCGTAGTTTTCTGGTGTCATTGACACCTTGTCTAACCCTGCTGTTATAGATAGTGATTCCGCTGATACTGGTGATGTTCTTTTTGTTACAGTGCTAGCTATTTTTCTAGCCTCAACCATCTGATCAAATTTTGTAGCTTGTATGTTTGTAAAATGGATGTCGTTAGTTCTCCATTGACCAGGATTTACAGTTGCTGTTATTTGTTCTCCAGCTTTTGTTGTTCCTAATACAATATTTTCAGTCGCTGAAGTATCTCTAGATTCTATTAATGTTTTTCTAATAAATTCTCTTGCTTTTCCTTCTTCTATCTTTTGAACTTGATTATCTCCAAAATTTGTAAATTCAAATTGTTTATTTTTTGAATTATAAGATAGTTGTCCTCTCATATGTTCAGTTGCACCAGAAAAACCAAGTTCATCTCTTAATATATCTGGAGTTACATCTAAGGTAACTTTTTGTTGTCCTGTACTTGTTTCTGACAAAAATTGGAATACCTCATCAGATACTCTATCTACACCAGAAATATTTGTAATAGGTGTTACAGCGCCGCTTCTTGATGCCGATCTACGCATATAATTTTCAAAGCTAGACATAGTTCTATCTTTTCTAATAAAACCATATTCTTGAGCTGCTCGAGAGATTCTTTCATAATTATTATTTAGATATTGTCCTGCTGCGTCTGCAGTCATTAATCCAACTGGTTTTCCAGCAGTAGGAAAACGTTGAAGTTGCAATTTACCTGTTTGTATATATTTTGCAAGAAAGTCTTCCAATAGAGAGTCAACATCTGCTGTGTGAGTACCTCTTTGAGAAATAGTTTTCATTAAACTTTCAGTCATATCTGGAGATTCATTTTCTAATAATTGAAGAAAATTAGTATTAAGTATAATATTTTCCATTGACTGTGGTGTTGTTGCGCCTTTTGCAAGTAATTCTGGAGCTAATTGAAATTCTCCAATAAATTGTTCAGCTGCTTGTTTTGCTGCTTCTGTTTCTTCCCCAAGAGCGCCAATTATTTTTCCTCTAAGAACAGATTTTTGTTCATCAAATAATCTTTGCGCGCTTGAATGAGTATCAAAAAAGAATGAAGGATCTTCTATCCTTCTTTGTTGAAACCTTGCATAGAGATTTTGTATTTCTTTATCTTTATGAAATTCTGGTGTTCCTATTAATGTTTGGAAGATTTTGTCCAAGTCAAACACTTCAGCGTAGTGTCCGCCAACTCTATCAGACTTATTTACAAACAAATCTAATATTTCTTTCATATCTTCTATAAATACTTTACCACCATCATCAAAAGCTGCTCTAGCTCTTTCAAGCATTGTGTCTGCACCTTCGTCTAAAATGGTAGCTTCTGATAATGGCATTTTTACACCGTTTTTATAGGTGTGAGCTATATCCATTTGACCAGATTTAAATTGTTTATTCATAATTACTTTTGGTGCAGACAAAGTTTCATACTCGCCGTTACCAGTATACTTAACCCTTCTTTCAACCACAGAAAAAGATCTAACTTGAGAATCCGTTGCCCTGCCAGTTGTTTCGGTGTCAAATGTATGAATTGTAAATTCCTTACCAATATCTGCATCATCAAACCCAAGCATATTCATTGCTCCTCTTGGACCTGGCTCTGCGCTAGAAACTGGATTTATTCCATATCCTTGAGGAAAATATTTTTTACTTCTTTGATATTCTCTAACTACAGATTGAACATTTGGAATTCTATTTCTACTTAACTTTATATCTTCAATGTTTTCTGCGCTTGTAGAAATGTTTATATTTAATCTTGATAACAAAGTAAGAAACGGATGAGTTCCTTCACCTGCAGCAGTGCTAGTTGGATCAACAATTAACTTAGTAAAAATACTGTAAGGGTTTTCTGAAGGAAGAACTTGACCAGGAAGTCCAATTAAATCAGATTGGATAATATCACCTATTTTTGCAAGGTTGTCTCTATATGATCGATATAGTGTATCTGCAGTTTTTTTATTAAATATATCTAAAGTTAAATGTTCGGAAGCTAAAAGATTTCTAATATTGTTTGCATTTGCTGCTCCAGTAAATTTTCTTCTTGCTGCTAATGTTAGATTGGCTGGATCAGACAATGCTGTAACATATTCTTCCATCCAATTATTTGCTGCAGTAATAAAAGCCTCTGGAGATTCAGAACTAAACGTTGCACCTATAGCCTGTGTACCTATAGCTCCACCGTGCAAATATTTGTTTTGCTATATCACTTGTTAATGGAGTTGTTTGAACACCTATCCTTTTAGAGGTATTTTTAGTTATTCTTGCAGAAAGATTAATTAAATCTTGAAAATTACCACGTTCAGCTCTCATCTTTTTCTTCCGATTGTGTTTGAGCTTCTATGTAATCATCAACTTCATATGTTCCAAGTTTTTTGCGAATTAATTTATTATTTTCAATTTCAACCATTTGTACTTTATGAATGATGTCAGAGATAGCTTGAGCTGTATCAAGTTGTGTTTGACCAGTTTTTGCTCTTGCTTCTCTAGTTGCTAGTAATTGATTGCGTAAATCTTTTCTTCTTTTATGAAGCCTATCTTCAAGTTCTACTGCTAAGTGCAATTCTTTTTTAAGAATTGGTTCACCATCTTTATCTACACCAATTATATTTTCTTGAACAAAATGTTCTTTTGCAAGAAGTTTTGTTTTACGCAAATATTGAACTTCTTGATCAACTAAATCTCTAACCATTGAAACTTCTACCAAATTATCTGGACTTACATCTAATTGTTCCATATATTCGCCAGTAAACTGAGAAACCATTCCCATTTCTATTGGACAAGGTTTTCCTTTTGGTGCTAAATTTTGTTGATGTAATGGACAAGTTTCTGCAAAAATACATCTAGCTGCTTCGCATCTCATTGGTATTGAAGAAAACATTGATGTTCTTGTTTTCTGTGGACGAACTAATTCAACAGCCTTTTCTTTTTGTTCGTCCGTCCATTCATCTGGGAAAAACAAATCAGGACGCAGAGACTCAAACTTATCCATAAAACTATTTTTATCTTCAAATCTTTCTATATTATTTCCCATTAAAATCAATCCATTCAGATTTAATAATTCCGTCTTGTGCGTATGTTTGTATTAAACAGCTTTTACATCCGAGGACAATAATATTCTTGAACATGTAAAACCTGTTCAGCTTGAACAACATCTTCGTATACAAAATTTAAATCGTAATTACATCTATCACACTTCATGAGTGTTCTGATAAAACTTTCATTAAACTTTTTTGTAGTTTTTCTGCCACTTCTATATTTTGTGCCGCATTAACGAACATGCTGACTTCACGCATTTCATCAGGAGTAAGCGCAGAATTAATAATATATCTAGCACCTTTGCATATATCACAATAAACATCTTTTCCACCATTTGCTTCTAACCTAGCTGATGTACAAGAACATGCTTCTATAATTTCAAAAAATTCTAATGCTTGAGCTAAATCATACCATTTTTTCTTAAACAATTTTTTTGTTTGTTCTTTGTAAGCTCTTAGCTTATATTGATCATCTGATAACAAGGTTCCCATATCTAAAGCTTGTTTCATTAAATCATTTATTGTTTTATATAAAAAATTAGGTAATTCAAAATCACCATTTACATTTATAAAATTTTTCCAATCACTCATAACATATCACTTCCTACATTAAAGATATAATCATTATATCATTTTATATTACATTCCTGTCATTCCACCACTTGACTTAGGAGCAATTCCATTAGCTCCAGAAGATTTTCCCCTCATTCTTCCTGCTGCATACATTCCACCTAAACCAATACCTGCACCCATAGCAAACTTTCCACGAGTGGTTCCAGCAGCTCTGCGCATAGATGCTCCTATTGCTGCGCCTCGTGTAGCCCCACTTCTTAGTGCACCGCCCATTCTACCTAACATTAGAATAGTACTCCTTTAGTACATTGGGTAGTTCTGGCTACCTCTACGACGAGACATTCCAATAGCTCCAGCTGCACCTATAGCTCCTCCAGCTGTTCTCATTGGATGTCTTGCCATCATTCCACCAGCTCTAAGCAAGCCTCTATTTCCAATAGTATCAGCAAGAGATCCAGCAGCTGCGCCACGTCCCACTCTAGCTCCAGCTTTAATAACACCAGTAGCCATAGCTGAACCAGCGCTCATCATTCTTCCAGAAACCGATTTAGGAATTAAGCCCGTAACTGCTGATGACACACCCATAATTAACTCCTTATACTTTATAATATATTTATATAGTAATTAAATTAAGCTGTAGTTGCTGCTTTTGAAGGTTTCTTCAATGTAAAGATAAAATTATCATTTTCGTCTCTGTATGATATTTCAAATATTGTTCCACGTGGAGGAGTTGATTTAATTAAAATATCAGCAAGTTGGTCTTCCATTTTTTCCCTACGAACTTGGGCTAATCCTCTTGCACCCTTAACAGTGTCTACACCTTTATCTAATAAAGCGGTAATAACCTCATCAGTGTAATTAATGCTATATCCTTTTTTAGATAATTTATCCATAATTACGGACATTTCAAGTTCTGCAATCTTTTCAAGATCATTTCTTTCTAAATGGTTAAATACAATTATTTTATCTAATCTATTTATAAATTCTGGCCTAAAATGTTTTCTTACGGCATCAAGTGTATTTTTTTCAACCATCTCTTTTGCTGGTATTTGTTTTGTTCCAGTTTTTGCGTGTGTACTTTTATTAAATCCAGTTCCACCAGAAAGTAAATAATCAACAGTTTTATCATTTCCTAAGTTTGTAGTCATGATAATAACAGTGTTTAGAAAACTTACTTCTTCACCTTTACCATCTGTAAGAACACCATCTTCAAATACTCTTAAAAAGGTATTCCACATATCGGCATGCGCTTTTTCAACTTCGTCCAATAAAACTACTGTGTGTGGATATTTTTTAACAAGATTAACCAACTGACCACCTTCGTCGTGGCCAACATAGCCAGGAGGTGAGCCTATAAGTTTTTGATTTTCATGCTTATGTTGAAATTCTCCACAATCAATTCTTACCATTGGATATTCTTCGCTAAATAAGTATTTATGTAATGTGTTAGCTAAATGAGTTTTACCAACTCCAGATGATCCCGCAAATAAGAAAATGCCTAATGGTCTATTTTTATCATTCAATCCAACCTGAGATCTCTTTAGTGCAGAAACAACAGACGATACTGCTTCTTGTTGTCCAATTACATTTCCGTGTAAGTGATCCTCTAAACCAAGAAACTTTTGTCTAGATATTTTTTTAGGTTTAGGTTTATTAGATCTAGCACCTTTAGCATGTACTGTTTCTCTGTATCTTTTTGCTAATTCAGATTCTATTGCTGAAAAATCTCTATCAATTCTATTTTCTGGAGAAGCACTAGCATAAGCTAAATCTATCCACAAATCTATATCTAATCCGTGGATTAAGCATTACGCATCCGTTATACATTGCGTCAATGCATCTTTCTGCTGCCTCACGAGACATTTGACGCAAAGCTTCAGTCACATCTGATTTAACATTATAAATAACATTTTCAAGTATAGCAAGCTTAAAATCCTTTGGAGATTTTACATCAAGACTTTCAACCAAAGACTCAATATCTTCTGGGTCTAAAACCTTATATTTTATATAAGTTGCTAACTCAGGAACATAGATTTGATAAACTTTCATCATCACCTTCCTATTTATAAACCTGGTGATGCTAAATATAGTAACCTATTTATTCCTCGTCCTGCTGTTTTGCTACGAGAATGGTAAGAGATTCTCTTCAGTAAGAGAAGTAGATAATAATGTTCTCTAATTTCTGTTTTCCCCTTAGAGACATTATAACCAGATCTGTCAAAAAAAATCAAGAAATTTTTCTACTTTTTTCTAATTTTTTCTATTGAAGGACAATCTTCAGAACAAGGACCAGCATACGACCAAATCTTAACTAGATCTGCTGCTGTGCTAATACGTTCTTTTAACAAAAATGCTGCACGTCTGTAATCGTTATCTACATCTATATTTCTTCTCACAATACCTTACTCCTAGTGCGTCTTATGTGTATACTGTACCGTCTAATTATACCAGCAAACAAGATTGGAACATGTGTGTGAATAAATCTGATAAAGAATATCTAACAAAATTATACAAGTTGCTTGAACAGACAAAGCAAAAACAATTGGGTTTAGATAATGAATCTCGAGTTGAATATAGAAAATTAGAAAAAGCTATTATTTCAAAGATAAAAGAGTTTGAAGTTTCATTAAGAAAATCTTCAAAAGAGACTATGGTATAATACATATATGGAAGAATCAAAAGCATTAGATATGGCAATTGCTTTATTAGATAAGCAATTTGGTACTGGCACTGTAATGAAATTAGGGAATGCTCAAGCCCAAACTTGGCCAGCAATTTCAACAGGAGCGCCTACTTTAGATAGAATTTTAGGTATTGGTGGTTTACCAAGAGGTAGAATTGTAGAGATTTATGGACCAGAATCTTCTGGTAAATCAACAATATCTTTATCCTTGGTGGCTCAAGCTCAAAAAATGGGTTTACGTTGTGCTTATATTGATGCAGAGCACGCATTAGATCCAGCTTATATGATGGATCTAGGCATAAACCTAGATGAATTACTACTTGCTCAACCAAATTATGGTGAAGAAGCTCTAGAAATTGTAGATAAATTAGTAAAAACTGGAGAATTAGGTTTAATAATAATTGATTCAGTTGCTGCTTTAGTTCCAAAAGCCGAATTAGAAGGCGAAATGGATGCAAATCAAATGGGCTTACAAGCTAGAATGATGGCAAAAGCTTTACGTAAGATAACTGCATTAGCAAATGATAACAAAACACTTATTGTTTTTATTAATCAGATAAGAATGAAGATTGGTGTTATGTTTGGAAATCCAGAAACAACACCTGGTGGACGCGCATTACCATACGCTGCATCTGTGAGAATAGATCTTCGCAAAAAAGAAGATATTAAAAACAAAGAAGGTGACTCAATTGGCATTAAAGTAAAAGCCAAGGTTATCAAAAATAAAATGGCACCACCATTAAAAATAGCAGAATTTGATATTTACTATGGTAAAGGTGTTGATCAATACGGATCGGTAATGGATCTAGCATTATCTATGGGTGTTTTCACACAAAAAGGTGCATGGATCTTCCTTGATGGTGAAAACTTTGCACAAGGTAGAGAGAATGCAATTGGTAAACTTAAAGAAAATCAAGATGTATTTGAACAAATTAAGTTAAGAGTGGAAGATGAAAGCAAATTCACCCAAGATTGAACCTTGTAGCGATTGTCCGTATCCTACTAACTTTACAGTAAGTATTTTAACCGTAAGTAAAACACATGAAAAGTACGCAGTACACTGCAGAGAATGCGGTGATAGCTGGGTTGAAGAAGTGGAGTCAACAAATGAATGATAATAATCTAGAATATTATTACAATGGTGATGATTGGCGTTTATTTGATCCCAATCAGTTTAATACTGTAATTAATTTGGATATTAAAGAGTATCAAAAATTTGGTGGTTATGATTTAGATGATCATCCATCACCAGATCAGATTGCTTACTACGTACAGAAGATAAAAAATCGTCCTTTTTAATTCTGCGCTTTCGCCGCAAAAATTATTTTTTATTTTTTAACAAATTAATAGGTTAATTGTGAGTACTATATAGAATATATAAAGATTTGGAGTCATCATGGACTTTTGGGAAATGATTCAAAAGATAATACGTGGTGGTGATGATGATATTGAAGCTGAAATATCATACAACGATGCTTTAATTCAGTATGATCCAGAAATGATTGCACAGTATAATTATATTATTACTGCTCATCCTGACGAAAGTAACTCTAAACTAACAATTAGTTTCTTTAAACCCGAACAATGGGAGATGGTCCTATCTACAGCTGAGCTTATGGGCTCAACTGCAGAGGACATTGTACGTGGTTTAGGTTCTGATGATGTACATCAGTTGATTATTGCTGCCGAAGACTGGAATCCAGATGACGGCCTAGAGGAATTGTTTTAATTTCCTACTGAAATAAGTTTATCGTGTATCATTCTATATTGACTTGGTGAATTTGGTTGCATGTATAACATTTCATAACTTCCATTAACCAATACACCATTAGTTTCAAGAGCAAATCGTTTGCTTAATGCTGGCGATAACTTTGTAGGTATGTATTGATTAACGTGAGCTATATCACTGTCTGTATATTTTTTATTATTGCTGTAAAAATTATATATCTTTGTATGATCTTTAATACCTTTGGTGATAATCTCGTTGTTTCTGAACACGCTAAAATCAAAATTGATTAAAACCGCCGTATCAAAAACAATTCCATGGTCAGTATAGAGATTAAACAAGTACAATGAGTCCTCGCCTAAACCTATAAATGCCCTAGAGTAATAATTAGTCTGCCAATGTATTGATAATTTATAGAAATATTCTCTAGTTTTAGCTTTTAGCTGTTCTGGAGACATCTTAGATCTATTATGATGATCCATTAGTGTAATAAAATGTCCATCTTTAAACTCATTAACAAAGTTATTGCCAATAGGGGCATTAAATAACTTCTCTGATGCAAAGAGGAAATGTGGGTTAGGTACTGTTAGTGGTTTGAATTCTGGCATATCTTTTCTATTCATAATAAATCCTTTTATCTATTTGGCATTGTTAGGTTGTAAAGAGGTGATCTTAGTAAGCTTCGTAGCCATAATTGTCTACGTCAAAGTCTACATAGTCGTAATCTGTATCTTTAGACCCATATGAACCGAAAGCTGATTCATAGATATCTTCAATATCAGTCATATCGTAGAGTTCCTCTGAACTTATGTCTTTTGCGGTGGCCATTTTCTTAGGTGTCATATGTTTTCTCCTTATGTGTATGTATTGGTTGTATATGACATTGAGAAACCTATCAGGGTGTTTGTTTCTTTGCAACTCGTAGAGCAATATTTCTTGGATTTTTTGTAACCTCTATAAAGGTATAAAACCTTATATGTGTTTTTATTGGGGGAAAAATTTTTTGACCTGGATCTTATATGAAGATATATAAGGATATATAAATTCTTAAACAAGTAAAATATAGAAAAAAATATGAGAGGGTAATAGTTATTATACCCCTAGGGTAGTTATCTTTAACTAGCCCACTGGGGTATACCCCCTTGTGCTATATAGATGTTTAAATATCGGCATGGGCCGATGAACCCACTTCATCACATCACATCTAGTCACAAGGAGACTCAAGATGAATCACAACACTTACAACGCTGGCCTTCAGGCCGGCTCCAAGGTCCGTGCTACCGTACTGAAGGGCTCTTCTGCAACCACCAAGGTTGCTGGCAAGGGCGCTTCTGCAGTAGCAGGCTTCACACGTGGACTCTTCGCTCCTGAGCGAATCAAGTCCGCAAAGAAGTTCAACCGTCCTGTCATCGACATCAAGTAGTCGGTGATTCTCACCCGTTAGGTAGTTACCTCTGTAATGGGGGTAACTACCTGACAACATCAAGTAATCAAACAACAAAAACAAAAACAATGTCTCGTGAAAGGAGACCATCATGTCAGTTCAAGAATTCGTTCAGCGTTACCGCACAGCCATCGTCATTGCAGTTCTTCTGTTCACCCCTGCTGTGTCCGTTGTCTTCAAGACACTGGGCATCGTTATGGGTGCAATGAACTCTGCAGGACTTTTCGTCGTATTGGTAGGCGCAAGCATTTATGTCTTTCGCCGTTCAACCAAGCGTGTCTACCAAGACACCGTCGAACAGTCGGATGACGACTTCTGGGCGCACTACGCCTAACTTCTAGTTGGGTAACCACCTCCGTTTGGGGGTGGTTGCTCAACTTTATCAAAAAACAAAAAAATCAATCAATCAACCATCACTACAAGTAAAGGAAACATCATGTCAACAATCAACAAGCCTTGGGGCTACAACGTGTCAATGGAAACCCTTCGTGGTTATTGTGGTAACGACCTGTATTTCAGTGCTCGTTCCACAGGTGGGGATTCTAGCGATTCCCTCATCGTGTCAATGCCTACCGACAAGGATTCTTTGATCCTTCTCATCGAGTGGGCAAATCACCAACTCAACGAAGCCAAGTAACACACATCTCGTATCTCGGCAGTGCCTGAACCATCCCCCGGTTTAGGTGCTGTCGAGATGCTTGATTATCAAAACTTTATATTATACATAAACTTTAAATCTCGGCACGCGGTATGTCCCGCTGGAGGTAGTTGTGTGTACACCTGTTCCTACTCGTTGTGGTCGTTGCCACATGTGTGTTGCTGGTACTTTTGGTACCAGTTGCACTTACTGGCAACTCGTTGCTCAGCGTATCGATGCTCGGTACGGTGCTAACGCTCACATCAACTGGTGGTTTGGCGATTTTATGCCTGAACTCACTGAGGAAGAGATCCTTTCCTGGGATCTTTAGTTACAGAGAGTAAGCCCCTTTTAGGGGTTTACTCTTTGTTGTTTATATAAACTAAGATATACATTTTAAGATATACATATTAAAATACATATTAAAACTATTAATATCGGCATGAGCCGATTAACATCAACAAAGGAGACTTTATGCGACTCAACGATACTGCTAGCTTTTGCTGCAAGTGTCATGCACAACTACGTGCTATGGAAGGTCGAGTCCTATGGGACGAAGGTTACTTCCGCACGTTCTGCAAACCTCATGCAGAAGAGTTGTTGCATGCGCGTAAGCAGCGCAAGCTCAACAAGAA